TTTTGTTGGCGCCAACAAATTGGTCTCCGCCTGAGAGCTAAGCTTGGGGGCGAATCACGCAAACGCGGCGACCAGAAATTTCCAGTCCGTGCGCTGCTCTCCATTGACAGAGCAATGGAGGGAAGTGATGGCCTAAGCGTGAAGCGATTAACAAGAGCTAATCGCTTCAGAGGCTTAGGCTCTGTCTGCCCGATGCTAACGCAGAGCGGGAACTCGGTCAATATAACACTAGGCCCTGCCGTAGGAAGGCAGATTAGTATTGGCCGCCTCAAAGAACGCAGGCATTCGGCTGCGTTGCGTTTCCGCAAGACCGTCTGCCTTGCCCTTCTCAAACAAGCTATCACTCTGCTTGAGCCAGAAATCTTTGTTTAACCATTTATTTTCGCTAGCGCCCAGCGCATCAAATGCCCACAATGCAGTGGCACGACGCAGTTTGTTCAAGCTCTGCCCAGCATTCTCATCAAGCTCTTTAGCAACAAGGCTATGCACGCCAACGTGGGTAATCTCGTCACGACTAATATCAGCCGCCACTGTGCGAATGCCCATGTCTCCATTGAAACGGAAGAACGGCAGCACAACAAAGAAAATACTGCGCTCAAGAATGGCAGCTTTCAAAATGGGATGGGCAGGATGCTCTTGCCATGCCTTCAAGATGCCCTCCACTTCCTGCTCGGCCTTTTCATTAGCACCATGAGCAGCAACGATGTAGTTAAGAGCTTGGTCATGCCGCTGCTCGTCTTCTTGGTTGTGCCGCAGTGCTTCCACCACTCCCGGAGTGGAAGGCAGATCACGCTGTAGCCCTTGCTCCAGAAAGTCCTTTACGGGCAGCTCCAAGTGACGCAATGCCAGTAGCTTGCCCAAAGTGGCTTCACTGCCTTCCTGCACAATGCCCTTGTCCACGGCAACGGCCTGCCAAGGCCGTTTTTTAGCAATCATTGACAGATAGGGGCTCTTCGTCGTCATGGTCGTGGTATCGTTCAGTGGGTGTTGAGGAGAAAAGGGGCCTTCCGGCCCCTTCTTTTTTGTCATTCTGAGCAAGCAGCGCAGAATCCAGCCTCCAGCGAACAAGACGCAGAATCCTGCTCAGCCTCTTTATTGAGGCCAAACATACTCTTAAAATCGTCGTCCAACGCAGCATATGCGTCGTCCTTGCGCTGAGTGTCAGGCAGGACTTGCAAGCTGTAATAGAGGCTCGTCTGAGGAGAGTCTAGCCAATCCTTCAGGAAGGCTTCGTCATAAATCACCACATCTGACCAAGAATTAAACGAATAGCCATGGAAAAGACCAGTACGTTGATACAACTGCACTAGCCCATTGGCAGCTTTATAAAACGCATCCCAGCCCACTTCCGCAGCAGTTTCCACTTCCCCGTAATCAAAGCTCTCCACGCCAAAAGTGCCGCTGTCGCGATCTACAGTCCGAGCAATGGGAGGGGCAATTTCAGGGGCAGTCGTAAAGCCACGACTGTCGAGATAGCGATAGGAGCAGGAGGCGGTGGGGGCAATGCAGAAGGCACGCTCCATGCCATGCTCGCGAGCAATATCAGCAGCGCCATCAATACCCTTATAGAGAGCGTAGACGGCTTTTCCGGCCACGGTGTCTTTCCAATGGTGCGCCCAAGGATGGGGATCGTCCACCAAGAAAGCATCAAGAGCTTCACCAAACTCTTTGTAGCTAATTCCATGGATGGAAAGAAAATTAGCCAAGCCAAGAATGCCGAGGCCTACTTGCTTGTCAATGGAAGGGGAAAGATATTCACCAGTGTCGCCCACGCCAGTGCGACCATGCAGTTCACAAAGCTGCGTCATGCCCTCGACAAATGCTCCTTGAATGTTATCAAGCGTGCATGCGCCCAAATTAACGTGCTGAAGAAGGCAAGTACCACGATGCGGAAGATAAACTTCCAGGCAAACATTAGCCCGGATGCGCTTTCCACGACTGTCGTAGCGGATTTTGTTGAGCCAGAGATCGCCAGAAGAGACGGCACGAAGACAGGCATTGATCAGTTCAGGAGACGATGCAGAAAGGAAATTTTCATCAACGTTCAAGCAACGCTTCACCCAGGGAAGCTCACTGCGTGATGCACTAACAAATTCAATGGCGTCAGGAGAAGAGTAGTCAAGATGAAGAACTACGGCTCCATTCTTATACAAACCGCCCCTACGCAAGATTTCATTAAGCGTGGAATAAATCTTGCCAAAACTTACTGGTCCACTTGCCACGAGGCCTTTGCCATTTTCAGCCCCCCTCTCACGCAAAGAAGACAAATGAACAGCGACGCCCGCACCATTGCGCAAGCCGTGGCTAACAAACCGCCAAGACGCTTCAATGCCATCTTCGCCCTCCATTGAATCTTCTACGTTGAAGACAGTACAGCTCACTGGCAAGCGGCCATCAGGGCTGTCTAGCCAATCTTGCACGCGTCCTGTCCGAGCAATCGGCTCACATTTTGCCTTTTCCTTCAGCTTCATAAGACGACAAAAGGGGACCATGGTCCCCTGAGAATCAACAGAGGCAGGCTAGCGCAGGAAGCCTTCAGGAAAGAGGAAGAAAGCCTTTAATCGCAAAGGCCGTCTGAGTCTTCCATGGAGAGCAAATCATTCACGAACAGGCGAGCCTCGTTTGTCGTGCGGAAATAAAAAGGCTTCCCATCAATAGCGGCAAACCATTGGAACTCCGGCTTGCTAAAACATGGCCACAATTTATACGGGCCAATATTAAATGGCTGGCGATCAGGAAGGCCCCACATAGAAGCTTTGCGAAGATTATCTCACGCTAGCCGTTATTAACAATTGCATAAGTGGCATTTAATACAAAATGCAGCTTTCCCATTGAATCCTTAAGAAACTTGGAAGAATTTAGTCAAAATGTTCGCCACGATACTGAAAACGCCACATTTGAGCCACAGTGCGAGATACGATAGCCTTAGCGGAGCCGCTGACAACTGCTTGGAATGCTCCGTCGCAAGACGACGCTCCTCAGACGAGAGCCTCAAGCGAGCGTAGCCCCCAAGGGCGGAGCGTCTACTAACAAAAGGCTAAGTAAGCTGCTCGATCATGACCGCGAGCCCCAAAGGCGAGCTTTCCCTCCGAGCAGCGAAAAACAAAAGGCTGGTCCTGTTCCTAAGTAAAGGGCTTCCCTTCGTGCGCGTCGCTACCAAGAGAGTGCTAAAAGGCTTTTTTATATCAAGAAGGTCTAGCACGGAGGCCTTAAGGCCTCCTTTCTCAGGAAATTAAACGATGGAAAGGGAGGTGATGTAAATTGTTTCGTCTTGCTCTTTGCTCATCGTTCTCCTCCTTGGGGAGGCTCACTAGCTTAACCATTGCCTAGGACGCTTCATCTGCGCCTCTGCGAGGCTTGATTCAGCGTGTGGCAACTAGCTTTTTGCTTGTTAGCTTTGCTACAACGCAACGCTTGGCATGAGCGTCTACTCCCTGCAACCAACAAAGCTCTGCCAGCTTTGCAACGAAGCAAAGCCTTTCGTAGCCTTTCCTTCTCAGCCTCGTAATCGCGACCGTCTCGACTCCCGCTGTCGCACTTGCATTAACCAGCACCAATCTCTTCGCTCTCGCCTGAAACGACAATTCCCTGCCCCTCCTCCAGGGCCTTGCCCAATCTGTCAAAAACATACTGAACGCTGGGTGTTAGATCATTGCCACAATACAGACGCCTTCAGAGGTTATATTTGCTCCTCTTGTAATCTTGGCCTAGGACATTTCGATGATTCGCCCGCCATGGTAAAAGCAGCTCTTGATTATTTGCTAAGTATAAATACTTAGACGATTTTCCAGGTGAAAAATGGCCCCACTTTTCGGAGGATATACCCCAGCCCCCCACTTTACTTTTGCCGGGTTACTGCGCTGTATCCGTTGATACCGTTTCACAATACGTTACAGAAAAGTTTTCCACAGGCCTGTGGAAAAACTGTGGAAAAACTCCTGCAATTGGAGAGATGCTCCCTAGATTCTCCAATCTCCTAGTGTTCACCGATCCTACGGACTCTCGCCACACGGTCACCCTATGGGCCCTGCAGGCATTGAAAAGGGCCCTTATGGGCCCTTGTGGCTGGTTTGATTGTGGGGCCCTTATGGGCCCTTGTGGGGCCCCTCAGCATTCTTGATTGTCAGGCGATGCAGAATGATTCTTTATCGGCTGCGGTGTAGTTAATGCCGTGGGGTAGTTTGAAACGCAAGCCTACGATATGGCCACCAGTTATATCAGACGGACGAAAATCAGTCAAATCACCATCTAGCACTGCGAACACTCTCCCGGTCATTCTGTCACTGGGTAGAAAATCGAAGCGCGAACAGTCAACATACTGAGGCAAATCCTGGCCACGTTTGAGAGAGAATGCGGCGGCCACGTTAACGCCAGATTGCAACGCGTCCCGGCAAATCTTAAGGTTCTGGGGATTGTTCCACCCGTCAAAACTAAACGTAAGATGATAGCCAAGCCGCTTACATTCTGCCCAATTGCGTTTGATTTTCGTATAATCATAAAATTGCACCCTTGGCCCTCCATTGTTTGCGATGTAGTTAAACACTTCAAAGATGTTGCGCTTGCCGATAGGCAGATCCTGGCCAAACTTAACGCGGCAGAATGCTGCAAACTCTGGCGTGATGGTAAAATCTACATTCTCCCACGCTATATCGCTTGTGCCGTTTAGTCTGATTGCAATGGGCTCGCCTGAATGTTTGGCAAGCTTGCCTAAGATTGCACAAACAATCAGCCGCGCAAATCTCTGTTTGTCTGCTGCGAATGCTAAAGTTCGGCGGATTCTTGCCGCTTGTTTGTTTGTCATATAAACGGGGTTGCCTGCAAAATGTAGGCAAATCTTGCGACAATTTCCAGCGCCGGGGCAAACATTAACGCCACTGGTGTTGTCTGGGGCCAAATGTAGGATGTAGGTTTGAACTTTAGACTTCTCAGTTTTGGGATTGGTCGAGAGCAAATCACGGGCGCTGATTTTATATTGTTTGGCCATGGAAGCCAAATCAGCGGGCAGTTTGGCGCGACTGTTGATTGTTGCAGGCATGATTTTAGTTTGAGAATGTTTGCGGAATGTTTGGATGATTGTCTATTGTTCGCCTGGCAGTTTGATCTCAAGAATTCGAGCACTCCTAAAAGCATTCAAGGCGCCCATAACTGCAGAACTGCGCGATAATTCGGGATTAACTCGCATACCCTCGCTGAACAACAAGAATGCGGCGTTAAATTCTGCCTCAGTCAGCGTAGGGATTTGGCGATTGTTTGTGGCCATGGTTTGAAACGGTTTGGAGAGGGTCGGTGGAATCGCTTCCGTCCGATGCATGCATCCTGCCAAATTTCAACGGGCTTGCATAGTGTGCGGTTTGGCAAACCGTCCACTGGTGTTAAGCGTTGCGGCATGGTACCAGGCCGCGCGATGCTCGCAACATCCGAACTAAAGAGATGAACGCGCCCGCGCGTACCATGGCAGCCGCCCATAGGTCAACCGTTGCAACATTCCGCAACATTCCAGCAAATAACGCCATCGTGATAATGCAAACAACACAAGCGCAGAATCACAAACAACGCCATCGTGATAATGCAAACAACGCAAGCGTGATAATGGCAAGGGTATCATCACGCCATAACGCTATCGTGATATCACGATTCCAGGCGCAAGCTTTTGTAACATTTCGTAACATAAGCTCAGCTTATCACTTCTATAAGCTTGGTTTATCAGTACAAACGTACTATGTGACAGTTGAGAATTGGCACAAGTACGCCTGTACTATAGTACGCCTGTACTACTATGCCTCTATGCGGCTATGCGCATACAACGATATCGCGATATGCGCATATGCGCATAAAAGCATATAACGGTAGCGTGATACGATTTTATGATTTCATCACGATAAAATTTTAAAATTTTCCCAAGATACGCCCCTAGCCGGACCCAAGATACGCATCTAGCCGGTTCCAATTTTTCCTGATACGCATCTAGCCGTGCCCAAGATAGGAAACCAGCCGGGCCTTGTAGCCCGGCTTTTGCTTTACCAGCCATGCCCATCAAAAGCAGCCTTCACAGCCGCTTCTTCGCTTTCATACGGCCCTCCCACCCCTTCTCCATCGTCCTCATACCAATACCAGCCTTCAACTAGTTCAGTGCCTTTGCAGCAATCGTCGTTGAAGAAATCAATGAGGATCATCAGAGAGGCCTGCCTAGATGTTCAATGGTTTCAATGCGAACAGTCCTATCAATGGTGAGAGTACCAATCAAGCCAATTAAACTCCCCTCGTCCATTGAAAAAGCTTGTTCTGCAAGGATACCCCATGCTTCACAAGGCACTGGAGTGGTTTTAGAGCCCCTGGCAATAACGATGTCAAAGGAAGCATGAGCAGAGCCATTGGGAGGCTCTTGATAATGAATGGGGCCAAGACGGCCAATAAGCGTCATTTGCCTGCTCATCAATCTTCCTCGATAATGCGGAAATCAGGATCGTTGCCTTTCTTTATCCATCGGCATTGATTTAGCTCAGGAAACACCAAGAAAAGCTTATCGTGGTGATTTTGTTCAACAATGGCAGTGGTGAGCTTAGTGCCAATCCGGCTTTTGCCTTTCTTGCTAATTGCAAGGATGTTAATAGCGTCTTGCATGGTTTCAAAGGATGGTAATGAAGGAAAGGAAGAAGCTGCCTGCTTGTTTTGCTGCTGCTCGCAGGGCCTCGTCGTGGTTTGCTGCTTCAACGACAATACGCTGATTGTTGGAGCAATTGATGAAGAGAAAGCTTTTCATGGTTTTAGAAAGGAGAGGCTCGCGCCTCGTGAGATAACAATACAGCATGAAGGGGGCCGAAGCCCCCTTATTAACAAAACGCAACAATGCCTTCATCAAGCCAGTTGCCTTTGCAGGAAGTCCCAGGTCCACTTGCTCTTGGTGGAAGGGCGTAGCAGCTCGTAAGCCTCGTGATCGACGATGGTATCGCCTGCGCTGTCCACATGCCCTTCAATATCAAGCTGCCAGATGCCCTTGCAGGCCCCATCAGCCCCATAAATGCCGATGATGTGCTCTCTATCTTCCATGGCAAGCCTCACGTGGAAAATAAGCTGCTGGAGCGAAGCGGCCTGGTAGGAGCCCTTAGTGCAGGAGAAATACGGGCCGTTGTCTTGGAAGGTCTTGATGGTGGTGATCATTGGTCGTAAGTGGAAAGGGGCTCGTCTTCAATGGAAAAGGCAAGTTGTTTGAGCTGATCCAGAGCAGCTTGGATAACATATCCTCTGCTAACAGAACTTTCGTCAAGCAGCTCTTCTAGCGCTCTAATTTCATCGTGCAGTTCTTCAATGGAAGAGAAAGTGCGTGCAGCATAGGGCACGCCATATTCATCTTCTGAAACAAAAGAAACGGGAAAAGGCATGGCTTTAAGGAGAAACAATGGTCCAGGAAAGATAGTTGTCAGAGTGACGAATAAGGCGAATGAATCCTCGCTCTTCGAGCTTTTCCATTGCCTTTAAATGATCTGCAAGTCTATTGCCTTGCAAGGGACATTTTGGAGCCTTGCATGGTTCATCTCCATGCTTTTTCTTGTGGGCTAAATAATGCAAATAGATGTTGCGTTGATTAATAGAAAGTGCAAGTTGTGAATTGTTCATAGTGCAGCCCATTCATGACGAATAGCGCGAATAGCTTTCACGTTCCAGCATTCAGGAAAACGATGCTCAGCCAGTGTTTTAGCTTCTTCTTCGCTGGTGGCATCAAGGTTTATAGTTTGCCAGTTGAAATAGATGTCGCCGTAGCGGTGCTCGATGGTAACAGAATAAGTGTGCATTGTTTTAAGGAAGGATTAAATTAGCCTTGTGCGCAACGCATAGCGTCTGCACGAAGAAGTCTTTCTACTGCCTCTGCATCAAGATCTACGTGACCAAACGGGCTTTCGTAGTCACAAAAATAAAATCGAATGCCTTCTGCGAGAAGAAGAGAAAGCATTTGCTCTGGCGTGCGTAGCTCAGCGTTAGCGACGAGCTGCAGTGCTTTTGCTTGGGTTTCGTTGAGGATCATGGTTTTAGAGGAGAGGAGAGGCTCGCGCCTCATGAAAGAACAATAGTCTGAAAGAGGCCGTGATCGGCCCCGTTGTAACAATCAGTCACAAAGCTGAGTTTTGATGCCAGTGGCAGCAGCGTTGCGCCACAGCTCACGAGCCTCTTGGGCATCGTCAATACGCTTGCACCACTTATCTTTGCCCCACTCTTTCATTTGGCCATGGGAGGGGCTGGTGTAGGAGCGCCAGGTGCGACAACGCAGGAAGGCATGCCAGAACTTGCCATTGAGCATGAACACTTCCAGCACCACGTCAGAGCTATCACCAATGAAGCTCTTGAAAGAGATGGTGCCAGTGCCGCTGCAGGCGAAGCAATCGCCGTTTGCAATGTGGCTGAAATGGGGAAGCTTGCCAGAGCCGTTGCAGACGGGGCAGGTGGCAGTTTCGTGAGTGGTGGTGGACATGGTTGGTTGCTTAACGAGGAGCGTCGCCGCTCATGAGAGAACTATACAGCATGGCAAAGCAGGGCCTTACGGCCCCGCTGCTGGCGTTGATATTTCGTTACAAAGCTCAGTCCCAGTGGTTGATGCGAAGCTGCTTGCCGCTCCAGATGCGCATGGTGCGTTGCAGTTTGCTGTTCCACAGCCATTCTTCACCATCGCGATCCGTCTTGATGCGGAAGCTCTTGACAGGAGCCTCCACTAGCTCACCGCCTTGATTGTCAGCACGGTTCTGGAAGACCAGCTTGGGCTTGCGAGTGAGTTCGGGCACTGCGTGGCCGCCTTCAGGGCCGTTGTCCACTTCATGGCTCTGAATCTGCTGCACCCAGGCAGTTTTCTCCGTGCAACGCACCACCACGTAGAAATCGACGATGGTCATGGAATAGCCCCATGAGCTGGAGAGGATGGTGCCAGGCTGAAGCTGGGTGCCTTGGAGGGGAGGAGCAACGAGGGTCATGGTTTTTGATTGAGGAGGCGTCTCCGCCTGTGAGAAGAACAATACAGCATGGCAGGGCCTCTATCGAGGCCTGTTACAAAGAGAAACATTTCATGTTTCCGACGAAGCGCAAGCGCTTCTGCTTAATAAAGGCTCTCGATGCGAAACGGGCGGAGCCTGCCCATGCGGAGCTTGTCTTCCTTGACAAATTGCTGGCTATTGGTTTTTGTATTCTTGATTTTATGCAGGCCAGTGTCAGTGATCTTCACCACTGTATATTCGCCTCTCCATTGTTGAAAGCCTGAATCGTAAAGATCAACGAGGGTTCCAATGGGGAAAGGCATGATAGTATTTGTGTTCCCAACAATTTCTTTGTGGGCGTTACCAGCGACGGAGCACGCTGTGAGGGCTAGGCCTCGTGAAGCCTAGCCCAGCTCTACTATCGTTGCTGGTCGCAAATACCAGCGAGCATTTCGCCTGCGTATTGGTGAGCTTCACGAAGATTGTCAAGAGCTGCTTGGCGCTCGTCGCGAGCCTTGTAGAAAGCATCTGGTCCTTGAGGATAAAAATCCCGACCATTAAGCTCGGCTTTTACTAGAGCATCAATGGCTTTGTCAATGGCTTGGTAAGCATTGGCGTAGCCGTCTCTGAGCGTGGTGAAGCCAGTGCCGTTAAGGTGGATGGTGGGGATGGTTGCCATGGTTTGAGGCGCGAACGAGGGAACAATACAAAAGAAAGGGGCCTGATGGCCCCTTTGTCACAAAGCTTTACAAAGACAAAAGTCGCTTGATGTCGCGCTCCACATTCTTCAAGCTGTGTCTGTCTGTCGTGCTTTTGCTGCAGACCAGCATTTTGCCAGAAGAATGCTTAAAAACATAATGCTTTGTTTGTCTATGCAAAACAAAGCCATGCTTTTTAACAAGCGCAAACAATTCTCGTCTATTGTCCTTGAGAGCCATTAAGCGTCGCCAGCAAGTATTTGGCCAATTTCTGTTTCTGGGCCATCGCTGTAAACGAGGCAATTAGATTTCCAGGACAAAGGATTTTTACCTTCTCCCACCTCTTCCGACCAGATAGAAGGACGTTCGTTGGAGACTATTTCATTGGCGAAATCCTCCGCTTCGCAACTGTCTTCAGCCCAAACATAGGCTTGGTAGTTAATTTCAACAACGTACAGTTTCTTTTCCATGATCAAAGCACCTTCCAAATGTCATCTTGCAAAGCGTCTGCAAGCGTGATTAGCAAGTCTTTCTTGCTTTTATAAGCGGGCTTATTAACGCGGGAAAGAATAAAAGAGCGAGCAGAAGAACGATCATTGGAGCTGTAATCTTGCCATTTGTGCTTGGCATTGTCAGAAACCATTTTGGCAATGGCTTGTTGCGTTTTGGTGAGAGGCATGGTTCAAAGATTTCGGGAGTGGATGTAAATAGACAAGCTTTTAATTTTGCCTTCTAACTTGCCAATGTAATTAAACAGGCGCTCAAGCATCACGCCGTCTTCTTCCATTAGCTCTTCTGCTACTGGTCGCCCTTCGGGGAGCAAATACCGAGAAAACAGCACCCTGTCTCTGTTTGACATGCGTGGTTTGTTTTTACGAAAGAAGCGCATTGTTCAGAAGACGAGGGTTTGTCCATTGGCTTTGATGCTTGTCACGCGCTCACAATCAAACGAACGCCAAGCACCTTCCCCTTCTTTACGAGCGATGGAGAAATCACGACAACGGACAATGCTGGGCTTTTTGATTACCGTGCCAGTGCCCTTGATTTCCTTGGTGTCCCAGGGATTGAACTGGAGCTTGCGCAGGGAACCGTCTGCCTTAACGAATTCCACTGAAACAATGCTGTGGCCAGCATTGAAGATGAACTGTTTAATGCGGGAGGTTTTGTCCATGAGGAGCTGTCGCCAGCGAAGGAACGAGGAAGAAAGAAAGGGGGAGCCTCTTGCGAAGCTCCTTTCCGATCGACCGAAGGAACTATAGGCTCAACTGAGCGGGGCTGTCAAGCCTTGGTACGGGGAAGCCGTTGGCAATGCGGCAGTAGCGCTCAGGATGCAGGAGCATGCACTTCTCCAAGCCTTCCTTGTTGGGCAGCACGTTAGGGGAAGCTGCAATGGCAAAGGCACCTAGACCAAAGATGAGGCTTACGAGCAGGAAGGAAGCGGTGTCTTTCATAGCTTTGAAATGCAAACGTTTGTAACGCCTTGCGAGGGGCGGGCAATACGAGAGAAAGCGCCGATGGAAAGATCGAGAATGCGCCCTCCGTAGAATGGCCCGCGATCTGAGACGGTCAACACCACTTGCTTTCCATTGTCACGGTTCTTAACAAGAAGCTTCGTGCCAAATGGAAGCCATGGATGGGCGGCGATCATTGCTTGGGGATTCATGGGGCGACCATTGGCCATTGTCTGCCAGGCGTAGCCATCACCATGCCCTCCATAGAAGCTTGCTTCACCACATTGGAGCGTTGCTGCTTGCGCCTGGAGAGGGCATAGCAGCAGGAGAGAAAAAAGGAAACGTTTCATCAATTAGTACGAAAGAACTAGCGAGGGCCATGCCGTCTCCGACAAGGCAGCCCCTATTGTGCCATGAAACTGCTCGTTGCTGCCGAACGGACTTGGCGTGTTATGCTTTTGAAGCACTCGGCCCTAGCGGCTTAATTGCTGCTCTCGTCTTCGGGCGAGCCGTGAGGATGGGCGTTTCTGATGATGCGGGCGAAGATCGAACGATCTAGCCAAGGAGTTTTTGCATGGTCTCCTGCGAGGCGCATCATCTCCCTACGCAACTGATGGGAAACAGAAAAATCGGAGGGTGTAAAGAGAAGGGGCCGCAAGGCCCTTTTTCTTTTGCCAATACAAAGCCAGTTAGACTCAGGCAATACAAGATCAGCCGATCATGAAGCTTTCTGCAGAGCAGGAAAGAGAAAGGCTTAAACGATGGATGGCAAGCGGGGAAGTTTATGACCCTCGCAACGAAGAAGATTTTGACACTTGGTCCGTAGGGATGGAGCCTCTTCCTGGTGATACAACGTGGGCAAAGAAAAAGCCCCTTGAGGGGCTTTAGCAGGATTCTTGATAAATGGCGTTTATTGGAAATCCTGATAATTGACGAGGGCTCTCAGTGGGTCTGACTACTGGTCTTCAAGCTCATCAGCGATGGCGAGTAAGTCGTCCGCGTCGCACTGCCATATGTCGTGGCCAGGATGCCTCTGCGTATGGGCTACAGCAGCACGAAGGGCGGCGGCAGCAATGTCCCTAGAGTCATTTAGGATGTCATCTGGGCCATAGCAGCAAGCGCCATTGGCGGCATCCAACACAGCTTGGGCAGCAGGTGAAAGTTGTTGAGTCATTAGTTGATCGGACTAAGAGGGCTGGGGCAAAGCGTTGGCGGGGAGCCAGTGGGAAAAGCCCAGCCATTGGACAGAAGGCAACACGTGTTGAGTTGGTACTAAATACCAAGATTCCCAAATGTCGTCGTCTTCCGGGTTGTACTGGTGAAAACCCCAACACCTCCCTTCTTCATCGCAATCTTCCGGTCCTGGCAGGCGCTCGCTCACTGGGATGGACTGAGTTGAACTATCTGGAGATCCCGGATGGTTGCCCCAGCGAGCAAGGACAGCACGGGCATAGGCACGCCAGCTTTCGGGCTCACCGCTCTGGTCGATCTCGGTGAACAGCTCGTCAAGAGCCTCATCAGTCGGCTCCTCCGGCTCAGGCTCAGCCAGGGCGTCGCGGACACGCAGCATTAGGGGAGACAAGTGCATCCGATCTGTGGGAATACCGCTATCAATAGCGTCAACCAACTCAGCGCACAGTCGTTTGTAATCGGTCATGGTGTTAAGTGAGGTGGACTACTGGGCATAAAGCTCATCAGCAATAGAAAGAAGTTGCTGACGGCATTTTTGTCTTGTGTCCCGCTCAAGCTGCCAACGCTCATCAAGAAAGTGAAGCGGCTCTTCTGGAACTATTTGATCTGCAACAGCACGTAAAACAGCGGCTGCAATCTCTTCAGCTTGGCAAGGATAGTCGTCTGGATCAAAAGAGCTGACATAAAGGGCAGCTTTTGCTACTGCTTGTGCAGCAAGTGAAAGTTGAGACATAGAAGTGATGTTGACTACTCGGGCAGGGATTCAAGAGCTGTCTTGATGGTTTCAAGGTCTTGGTGAAACTCTCTGGTGTCATCAGCGCCTGTGGCTATGGCATAGAGAGCACCCAGCGCCTGCTCCTTCAAGCTCGGCGGCTTGGTGCGGCGGGCGGTGCGGAGACCCCGGCTTAAAGTTTCCCAGTGATCTGCAACTAGCAACTCACAGCACGCCTCCAGCTCCTGATCAGCGCCAGCCTGGTAAGCCTGAACAAACAAAGAGTCAACATCAGCGCCCATGGCTAGAGCCTGTTTGCACCAGGCATCAACCTGCCACTGCGGCGGAGTAATCGGATGGTTTTTGTCAGTCATGAGAAAGAGAAGTGTGTAGAAATTGGCAATTTGGCTAGATGGAAGTGATGAGACGATAGCGCTTGAGGATTTCCTCTTGCTCTTTATCTCGCCAGTATTGAAGCCTACGCTCAAGCCTTGCCGTGGCAAGTTGCATTACGCTTCGCTTGTCATGGTCCCAATCAAGCAATGGATCAGAATTGCTGGCCAAAGAGCTGCTCGTAGGCATGAGAGATAGCGCGAAATTTCCTAAGATGATGATCCCTATCTTTCGCCAACAATTCCGCGAGATCTTTAACGAGCTGGTCGCCATTGTCATTGTCAAAGTATTCAAAAATAGCGTCCGTAAGTGTGTCTTTGGGCGTGCTCACAGTTTGCCTCCTTTAATGGCATTGTTGTAGTTCATCAGATATTCTTCAAAATCAGCGCCAGTGGGAGCTTCTTTACAAAGCTCTTCATGGTTCTCCTTGAGCATTTCCAAGCTCACAACAAATGCACAACGAATGCGATTCAAAGCAAGTTGTTGCACGAGATTGGGCTCTTCATCAATAGCCTTTTCAATGGTGCAAATGTATTCCTGCAGATCAGTCATGGCAAAGCTGCGCGTCACCATTGGCTGACCAAAGCTCATGGCAAGCTCGTTGTCCTTAAAAGCAGAAACGGGATGGTTCGGCAGCAGGTGATTGAAAGAGACGGTCACGATGGAAAAGCGGAGGGCTAGCGACGTTCGCCGTCGCATGGCCATAGTATGCCATCAAAAAGGCCCCCATCAAGGGGGCCGTTCATAAATCGTTACAAAGCTCGTGCTGGCTTTCGCAAGGCCTGCGTGGCAATGCTCAAATTCTTAGTGATGGGCAATGGCTTTTCCCTCCACTTGATGGCAATGGCATGGCAAGTGCCCACTGGCATCAGCTCAGCGTGCCTGTAAGCCCTGTCCAGCAGAATTTGATAGGCCTGGCGTTTTGGTTTGCTCATTGGCCCCTCGGGCTCTTCAATGTTGGTGCGAGCGAAATCAGCCAGCTCCGTGATGTCATCTAGTTCGTTCGTGGCAATAACAAAATGCCTGCCACGTTGCTGCACCTTTCGCCATGCTGGATGAATGGGAGGGTTTTCCATGGCCAAGGCTTGCGCTTCTTCTCGGAGTTGAGGAGGAATGCAAATGTGAACCATGCGAGGCAAGGAATGCTCTTCAACCAAGGAGAGCTGATAATCCATGGTTAGGCGAAACGGAATTGTCCGAAGCGAAAGGAACGAGAGCCAATGGCAAGGCGACATTCGCCAAAACCATCGTACATAGTGCCAAGAAGAAAGCTATTCCTCCATTGGAAACAAAATCGTCCTAGGCGGAAATGGCCAGTGGCATCAGTGCAATGGAAAGAGAACGTCATGGGCTGGTTTTGTCTTTAGTGACAGTAGCTTCAATGGCATTAGCAAGCTGCAGCTTGCTTAAATCAGGAAATTGTTTCGTACTAACACGAATCATTTCCACTGCCGCCAAAATGCCTTCATTCATGGCGTCTTCAGTGACTTTTGCAATCACTGCACGCATTGCAGCTTCTTCTATTGGTGTCATTTGTTAATAACAGGAAGTGATTGGCCCAGTGTCTCAAGCCAGCAGAGCATACACCAATGGCCGTTATGACCAGGAATCGTACTCACAATGGTATGGGGATGAACACCGTGTTTTGGGCAATCAATTTTGGCAGCTTCAACAACGAGAGTGCTTTTCCACTCTAGGTCTGTCAATTGTGTCATAACTGTGGATCTTCAGGAAGCGGAGGAATTTCTTCAATGAGAGCAATCTTTACATCGGGGCGCATTGCAAGAAGAAAATGCTCTGCTTGTTTTGCTGAAATTGCCCCAAGGGCAATTTTCTTCCCTTCTGAAGTGGTAATACAAAACGTACGACAAAGTGAGGCCATTACCAACTTTCCTCCTCAAGCTCTTCAAGGATGTGTTGACTGAGCGTTTGTTCAAGCATGGGCTTCCATCCGCCGTCGCCTCCAATGCTATTAATTTCTCCCAAGAGATGGAGGGCATCAGCAACGCGAGTGGCGTCCATCAGACAGCTACAGGCCATACTCGGCTCCTCGCCAATCAGCTCCTCAAACATGCCAATGTGCAGCTCAAACCATTTACCAAGACAGAACAGGGCAATTTGCCTGTAGGTTTCGTCGCCATGCTTTTCGAGCATGGCTTCAATGGTGGCGGCCAGCTTTGGAGGAATGCCTACGGTGCCATGGTCCTGCAGGCCAGGGGAGATTGAAGAGGCAATAGCTTGACGCTTGCCGTCTTTGGCGGCTACGGCTTGGCGCAGGAAATCGTCAACGGAGGCGAATTGATCCAATGCAAGGAAGCGTTTCGTCAATAATGGCGCCTTAAGGCGCCGTTGTCAATAATCATCTTCATTAATTGTTTGTAAAGGCATGGTTTCAGGAATGGGCTCACTTTCTGGCTCGGCATCAAAGCTGATGGTCTCAGCAGACGCAAGGAGAGAATTGCCACGTCGTTCTTCCGTAGCCTTCGCTTCCTTCTCCTTTTCAATGGTGGAAGACAAGTCTTTTAGGAAGGTTCGGTAGGAAGTGTCTTGGTTTTCTACTGGCTTGATTTCGTTCAAGCCCAGCAGCTTTGCTTGTTCCACCAAGGAGTTTTTGGCCACGTTAAGGAACGAAGCATCACCAGCGCTTTCTTCTATCTTCACCATTTCCTTTCCGCCATCGTCACCGCCGTCCATGATGGTCACTGTCTTTTTGCGCTTACTGGTTTCAAAGCTTGCCAATGCAAGATCTTTTAGGTCCATTTGCTCTTTCAACAAACGCGCCCGATGAGTGTCTTGATTCTTGAGAATCTCTTGCGTGTATAGGTCTCTGTTGAAATGCCTATCTCCATTGACTGTTTCTTTGCTTAGTTTTAGTACATTCGCGATCTGACGATTGCTCATCTTCGCTGCCAACAATTCTTGCACCATCCATCGCCTTACGCCAAGCATTTCCTTTGTATAAATGCCAGCACCATGCGTGCCGCCCTTTGATTTATGCTCGCGGATGGTTTCGTATTGCGTAATTGGTACGCCTGCCTTTTCTAAGGCTTTCCTCGCATAAGCTTCTTCTTCTTCAGGCGTGGCGAATTCAATCTCTGGACGAGGCATTGTTTATTATTTTGCTCCTCGCATTGTATCCCCTTTTCCATGGAGAGTACGGACAAACAATTCAGTGAAACGTTCCATGCGAGAAGCCACGACAGTGGCTGGACCATCATCAATTGCTTTCTTGAGCATGCAAAGCTCTTCCCACTCAGAGTCAGACAATGGCACGATGATTTCCATAGTTAAGCAAAGGGGCGCATAAAGCGCCCCGTTTCTCCACAATCAATGATACTGCCAGAAGGCTTTTTCTAGCAAATCATCAAAATCGTTAAGCTTTTTAGGGCAATACTTTCGGACAAATTCTTCCATTTCCTTATGGAAGCTATCGACAATTTCTGCATAGGCAGCATCTAGTCCACGAGCGTCCATTTCATGCTCAGCTTCGCGCTCATAAGCAAGAGCCATGCAATCTTTTGGATTGGTGCAAAATTCACGCATTAGCCTGCTCCTGAGTGGCGAAGCCATTATCAATTAATTGCTTGATTTCATGCAAGCTAGAGCGCCAATGGCGCTCGCCATTCTCATCCCTTGCTCCATAAATTGTTCGGGCCGCTGGTTGCGGCCCTTTGCTTGGCTTTGAAAAACCGTGATGGACAATAGGCAAAATTTCTGCCCCATTGTGCTCTAGGAGGGGAAGCTTGTCTACTGGTTGAGGCGGGAGAAGCATTGCGCTGGTAGATTCCTTTGCAATGTTAAGAGCGTTTTAGACGATTGAAGGTTGTTTATGCCTTTTGTCTAGAACGTTCCGCCTTGGGGGCTCCACTATGTCTTGAACGGCATTGCGAAGGTTTGAGGCATCGTCTGGCTTTGATCGTTTTGTTAGGTGATCTTGGCCTGATGATTGAGCGCTCCGCCCTGGGGGGCTACGCTTGCCCTCGCTGGCCAGGCAGCGTAGGCTTGGTAGCCCCCTCATGCCCTGCTGAGCATGTCTGGATGCACGCGGGACATTCCGGAACCAGTGTACAGCCCCCCACCAAATTTCCACAAGAGGGCCAATCCTTGAACTGTCTTCCTCTATGGAAAAACGGGCTGATGGTAGGATTCTTGGGCTTCGCAAGCCACCATGACTGCTTCCCTTCCTGACGGTTTCAAGATTATTAAGCTCCCTCGTAACGGCCCCAAGCCAGGGCAAAGCACCAAAGACTGGCTCTATGGCAAGGACAAAAATTGCCAAGCCGAGCGTGACGCTGCTAAATGGCAGGAGGGCAAGCGTGCCTGAAGAAATGGACTACAAACAGGCCTACTTAGAGATTGTCTCAGTGGTGGCGCCAAGGTTTCCAGAATGCTCCATCTATACCGTCGATCTGGTTCGGCTCTTAGCCTTCGAGAACGATACGTTGAGAATGGCGCTGAATTTACCACTGGCCACTAAGGTTGTGGCAGCCATTGAAGACGATTTGAATTAAGCAAAGCAAAGGGGCCATCAGGCCCCTTTTTCATTCTTCGTCTTCGTCTTCGTAGTCTTCTTCAAGATCATCTTCAAAGATTTCAGGAGCTTCTTCAACGATGGGAAGAGGAGCAGCACTTTCGCTGTTATCAAAAATTAGCTTCATAATTTCATGAGCGCTTTCTGTTTATACTAGAAAAAGCTGCTCGCTACGGTAGGCAGCGGGGAGGCTAGCAATAGAGCCTCCCTCCTATTGCGAGACAGTTAGAACCAATCATCCTCGTCTTCCTTCACGGGAAGACTTTCATTGGCTTGACATAGCACAAAGTCCTCAGCCGCTACGGGAATGGGGGCGAAAATTTCATCGTCTTTTTCATTTTCAACTTCCGTGAAAACTGGTTCTTCCTGAAAATCCAAGTCAGGCTCCACGTAGTCCCACGAATGGTAGAGGCGATCCCGCTCCCCATTGGGACCAACAATAAAGCTGCTGCTAATTAAGCCTTGCCGCCTGGCCACTTCCAGCATCTTGCCCGTGGAGCCAGTGTCAAAACTGCCAGAAAGCATTGCCACTTGTTGCTTGGTGAAGCGTTCAGTTTTGCGCATTTCCACGACGTTCACCACTTGATTCAACTCTTCCAGGGAGCCACCAACTGGTCCTGCATAGTGCCAACCATACGTGAGATTGTCGCGCTTGAGCACGTGCTTGCCCGTGAGGCCACTCCTGCTCTTCATCCACTCCAGCGTAAATTCATTTGGATCGAAGCTTTCAGAACGCGTGAGCTTCACCACTTCACTAACGTTGTCCACAAAGCTTGTTGAGTCGCGCAGGCCTCCGCTTTTGTTGAGGTGGTGGAGAATGAGGATGGAGCAGCGATAAGTGTTGGCAAGATCACGCAGGCCGTAAATAACGTCACCAGCGTTGCTCTTCACCATATCCACGTCCATGCCAGCAAGGCAAGCAGTGAGGCTATCAATCACCACAAACAGCGGACGTTCTTTCCTCACGTATTCTTCAAGCTGCCTCATGTGAGCAAACCGCCAGGTTTCCCAAAATTCAATGGTGCGAGGAGCAAGGGCAGTGTCTTGATAGCCAATAACGGAAAGCTTTTCGCTGGTATCAATGAGGGGCTCGTCACTTTGGCAAATGAGAGTGCGGCCCTTCATGCAACGCCTGCCGCTCCACTTTGTACCAAGACCAATATTGAGCGCCCAGTTATATGCCACTGTTGATTTGCCCGTGCCGCCTCCAGCAGCAAGCAATGTCACGCTTCCCAAGGGGATGATGCCAGCAATGAGCCATTCACGAGCTTTGTCAGCATTGGCAATAGAAAGTGCATCAATACTTTCAAGCTCTTCTCTGCCATAGATGCGTTCTTTTGCTTCGGCAATGATCTTCTCAACATTCTGTTGGCTCATCTTCACGCCACGTTGCTCTAGCCAATTACCAGTTTCGTAAGCAATGCGTGAATCATTGGCATAGAGGCCAACAAAATTTTCAATGGTGGAAATAATCTCCTCGTAAGCAGGCTTTCCGTCTTGCCCTTGATGGCGGCTTTTGGAAACAATGGAGGAGAGAAGATCGTCTTTAGAAGCGCCTTCCTCAATGTAATCGCCTAAGTCGTAGCCATTTCCAGAAGGAAGATTGTCCCATTCCCATGAACGAGGGTCTGCATAAAGCCAACTTGCCCCAGGATTATCACTGGCAATTTCTGCCATGAAAGCAACGCCCTGCTCGTCACGATCAGGACAAAGGACAAGCTTTTTGTTGCGGAAGAGGCTTGAATAGTCACCGTTTGTGCGATATTGCTTGCTGCCACCGAGGAAAGTGATACAAGGAATATCAAGAGCCCACACTGCTTCGCACGTCAATTCGCCTTCGACAATAAAGATGGGAAGGCCAGTTTCGTCGCTTTTTGCTATTGCATCGTCGTAACGATAAGGAAGAACATTCGCCTTGATTTCCTTGAGCGCAGTTTTATGGCCCTTCTCATTTTTGTCAATAGTGGGAAAATCTTGCCAAATCTTTTTGCTGCCTGAAGTGTCGTCACGATGGACAATTACCACTTCCTTTCCATTGTTATTTTTGTAGACAAACGAATAGTTACCAGCGTCACGAGGGGGCTTCTCCCATCTGGTGAGCGGGGCTAAAGCATCGCGAATTTCAGCACGGTGAGCAGGGCTGGTGTCATGCCAGCAGTTGTATCCCCCGTTGTTCTTGTTGACAGTGAAATCATTCCCGCCGCATGCAGGGCATTGATACTTGCCTGGCTCGTTGCTTGGCTCCAGTTGTTCGAGGTGATCGAGGATGGAGAAGGTCATGGGGGAAGGTGAGATGAAAGTGTTCTAGCACCAGAATCCTGCCGCTGCAAGGCTTTCACAATTCTTAACGCGCTCTTCAGTCCCAAGCCTTGACCTCCTGGCCATAACGGCTATATTGGCCATGTCCCTCGCAAGGCAAAACCATGGAGCTTTGGCTGGCCGCCATTATCGGCTTCAGCATTGGCTACCTTCTCGGCCCTTTGTTTTATGACCATTGATCACGGCGAACCGAAGAAGAGTCGCCACTTCACCCTCACTGACACCGCCTACTCTCATTTGAAGGATATTGCCCATGAAGCACGACTGAGCCTCAGCGAGACTGTCGAACGTCTCATCCGCACCACTTCTCCATGGGAAGGAAATGCAGTGCTTTCTGACGGTGCATTCTCCTTGGTAGAAGACCATTCCATTGTTTCTGAAATTGAGGATTATGAAGGTTTCTCAGCTTAAGCTTGCTTGCGAAGAGTTTCTTCTGGAATTTCCCGACACAGAAGTGAAGCTTCTCTGGGAAGAAGGCGTTCTCACTGAGAATTACGATCCCGAATGTTTAGAAGAGCCCACTGACGTGAGGATCATCAGCGACTGGCCGCTTCCTGGTGAAAGCCTAGTCAATAAAGCTGAAAATCCTGAGAAGATGTTTGTCATCATGTATGGCGAATATCAGCCTTCAGGCTTTGGCTACAAAGCAGTTGCTTGTCTTGATTGATGGAAACGCCCAATCTCACCACCTCCGAGTTTTATGCTCGCATGAAGCAAATGGATCTTGATGTGATTGATTGCCTTGATTCTTTCCTTTTGGATACTGGCGTAGGCGTTGCTGGGCTGCGTCTTTCGTTCAGCAAAGAAAGCGAAGAATATCTTCTTGATTGGCACTTCGTTTTTCCTGAAGAATGAACCACACTATCCTCACCTACTCCCCCTCCGACTTTTTCAGCATGGAAGACTCCGCAAAACAAGCAATGATGGACCGTTACAACGGCGTCTTCTCCCCCCTAGAGATCAGCGCTGAAGCTTTTAAGGCTGCTTACGACACACCTGACATTGGCCCCCACATTGAAAAGGACTACAAAGGCCTCTCCTATCTGTCGTGGCCGTTTGCCTTTCGCTATCTGAAGGAGCATTTCCCGACGTTGTTTGTAGCGTTTGAAGAGAAGACCATTGGCTGGCCCGTATTTGGCGAGCCTGGCGCCTTCATCCTTCGCCCCTATCTCACTGATGGAATCAAGCGCACGCCTGCGCTGGTGTTCCCCATCATGGACCGCAAGCACAATTCCATTCAACAGCTCGATGGTCGTGCAATTAGCGACAACATCCAACGTGCCAGTGTCAAAGCCATCGCTACGTTCACGGGCCTTGGTCTTCGGCTCTATGCCGGAGAGGACATTCCTAAGGAGGAAGCGCCAAAGCTGCAGCAGGACACGCTCAAGACGCCTGCACGCACGAAGAGTGCCGCTAAGGAAAGCACTGCTGCTTCTGGAAGCGAGGGGCCTGTTGCCGCCGCTGATACAGGGTCCGCTGAACCCTTCGATGCAAAGGCAGCTCTTACGGCAGTGTGCAAAGCCAATCCTTTGAACTATGTCGACGAAAAAGCTTCTATGGCTGCAGGTAAAGCTGCTCTTGAAAGTATTGGACTTGCTCGCGCCACAGAAATCAAAAGCTGGCAAGCCTTCGGAAACGTCGTCGCAGCAATGATGACACTATGGGCTAAGCAAGAGCAAATTGTCATCAGCAAAGCTGAAATGACAGAAGAAATCAATGCCGTGCGTGGCCTTGAAGACACCAGTGCCATTATTGAGGGGATGAAGGCTTTCGTGGCAAAAAAGAAATAGACCTAGCGGCGGCCCGCCTAGCGCGGGCCTTTGCTGGCACTGTTTGCATTGATGATGACTTTCTTCCCATTGTTGAGCTTCCTCCCAAGCTATTTAGCTGATGATCCTCTTGGCTTGTTTCTTCTCGTTACTTTCACATGCTTGATCCTTGCTCTGTCAATCCTCGCCATCCTTTCGTTGATAGTCCCATGAGCCGCTTCACTTTTCTGAATGAAGATGGAGAAACCAAGATCTCCCATTCATTCCATAACATTTGCTGTCCAGAAATTATGCACAATTTCAAGGACTTCCTTCTTGGTTGCGGCTTTCTTGAAAGCACAGTAATTGAGGCCATGTATGGAGTGATTGAAGAATACGAAAGCCTCCATCCTCAAAAGGATAATGGAAAATCATCGTCAATTGATTGATGCTTGCCATGAAGCATTCTGGAGCTTTCCTGAAGATACGCTTAGCAGTGATCGTCGCATTGCTGCATTGCTCAAGGCTATTGCTGACTTTCCTCTGGCTGATCGAACTTTTCTTTCTCAAACTGCACACCGTATTCTCATGGCCGATATTGGCAAGTGCTCGGGCGATGGATGTCCTGTCAAGGAAAACTGTTGGCGTTATTTGGCGCCTGCTTCCGATTGGCAGAGCTATTTCGCTCCGCCTCCATTCACGGAGGAAGGCTGCGACTACTTCTGGGACGTGAACGAGAAATGAGCAGTGGCCTGTTACGATCTATGCCTAGCCTCCCTTCAAATGCAAGCATTTCCCCGTTACGAACCGAACCGGCTCCAAATTCAAAAGAAGCGTTATTATCATTTGAACGGTTTTCCAAATGTTCCCGAAGGGTATGTTTTGCCCTCTGTGACAACTATTGCGAGCGCGTGTTCAGCGCCTGGCAAGATTGCAGCGCTAATGAACTGGCGAAAAAAGGTGGGCAATGAAGAAGCTAATCGTCGCACTCGTAATGCTGTGGATCGAGGCAATTGGCTTCACGGTGTTCTAGAAGATTTCTGGAATGGTGAAGACATTCAAGAGCATCTTGATTCTCACGAAAACTACGTGCCTTATTTTGAGAGCATTGTTGGTTTTCTTGAGCGCGTTGATAGTCCATTGCTCGTCGAAAGTGCCATTGCCTGGTACGATCCTGCGCAAGAAATTGGCTATTCAGGCACCTTTGATATGCTCGCCAAAATGAACAGCGGGCAATATGCCCTGCTTGATTGGAAGACAAGCTATAAAGAGAAGCCTGATACACAGCTAGCCGACTATCGCATGCAGCTTGGTGCCTACGTTCAGGCCATTGAGCAGATGTATGACATTGAAGTTAATGAAGCACATTGTGCCATTGCCATCCACGATCCTGATACTGGCCATTCCCAAGAAGCGCAAATCGTGAGTCTCTCAGCGGGGGAGCTTGCCATGCAGGCGGGCATCATGGTGCAGAAGGTGCAGCAGTTCTTCTTCGAGCATTACCCAGGCGGACGCCCCTTAATGATTTCTATGGACCGAGGAGCTTAACGATGGCTATTGAACACACGTTTAACTCAGTACAGCAGCGCAATCTCATCGAACCACTTGCCGTTTATTTTGCTGGCAAAGTTCGGAAAGGAATGCAAGATTACAGGGCAATCCTGTTCCACGACGACAGGATAATGTCACGAGTTGTAAAGAGCGAACTGAAAATCTTTAACCAGCTTCCCAGGGAGTGCCCGGCAGGGACCGTTATTTATGCGGGACCGAGCGCTTTATCTTGCGACCATGGATGCTGGCACGACAAGAAATACGAGATTGGCGCAAATCATGGCATAGTTAATCCCTGGGGGCCGCGTAAAGATTTATCTTTTCCCGATGGAGGATCAATCCATGTTGGACGCGAATGGTTATCCTACTTTCAGCAAAAAACTGACTGTCCCAACGGAAGCAACGGGCTCTCAAAAGCACAAGCTGTAGAACGTTGCTTGTATCAAATTAGGATGTGCGATGCTCTTTACGCATACATAGATGAACTCGATTGTTATGGTACTATTTCCGAAATTGGCTACGCATATGCACTGGGAATTCCAATTTACATTGTCTTTGACGACAAACTAAAGAATGCTTGTGATGAATACGAAGATTCGGGCGGACATGGAAAATACCAAGTTGCACGCAATGATTTTTGGTTTATTGCAGAAATGGCCACACAATGCGCGTGGGGGAAGCCATGGGAATTAATACATGAGATTGCGTTTTCAAGGCAAAAAGATAGTAAATTCTCAAAAGCAAAAAGGGTTGGAATTAGGCCTAAAGATCGAGTGGTAGTACTTGTTCGCGATCAATACACTTGCCAGATGTGTGGTGTATCCAGGGCAGACGGAGCAGTTCTTGAGATTGATCACATTCATCCAGTATCCAAAGGTGGCACTAACACTCTTTCGAATTTGCAAGTACTATGCCGCGAGTGCAACGCTGGCAAAAGCGACCACGTTTTACCCATGCCTTAACAATTTCTATGGACCGAGGCGCTTGACCTCTGTCCACGCTGGCGTTATGCTGGCAATGCCCTTCCAGGGCCAACCACTCTCCTTTTGAGGAACACTACATGCCCTCTGGCAATCTGCCCGTATTCAGCGGCACCATTGATCTCACTTCCGACATTCTGAACGCTGCCAAAAAGCAAGGCCCCAACGATCAAGGAAACTATTCCTTCCGCGTGGCCCTGTGGAACAATGACAAGCGTGATAAGGACACTGCCCCTCATTACAAAGGGCAAGTGACTGTCAACAAAATGCAGGACTCTCCCAAGGCCTATTCCAGCTTCTGGCGCAATGAAGAAGCAGGCAGCAGCTCTGGCTCTTCAGACGATCTGTTCTGAACTTCGTTTCCATTGTTCATGAGGGCGCTAATGCGCCCTTTTCTTTTCTTCAAAACCATGCTTCTGAATGACAAGGAAATCAGCATTCTTGCTGAAAATGATATTATTTTTCCTTTCGTCGCGGAGAAAACCAGAGAGCTTCCCAATGGAACAAAAGCCCTCTCATACGGACTGAGCCATGCCGGATACGATCTCAGGCTCTCGCCAAGGGGCTTTATGGTCATCAACAACAACAACCCCGTGGAGGCCCTGGACGTTAAGAGCTTCAATAAGGAGCTGATGTATGAGGCTTCTCCCGTCGAAGAAAATGGCTCTACGTTCTTCGTGCTGCCCCCGTTCTCCTACGCTCTTGGCGTGAGTGTGGAATTGCTGACAATGCCGTCTAACATCATGGGGATCACAGACGGCAAAAGCACGTATGCCCGGCAAGGCACCATCATTAACGTTACGCCAATTGAGCCTGGCTGGTCTGGTCATCTCACTATTTGTATTGTCAATCCCTTGGCTTTTCCCGTTCGTATTTATGCCAACGAAGGGATCGTGCAAGTCATGTTCGCTCGCCTCTCCAGTGCAGCAGATCAGGATTATGGACAAGGCAAATATCAAAACCAAGGCGCTAACGTAGCATTTGCTGCCGTCTGATTAGTGAGTGCTCTTGAAGACCAGTTTCTCGGACTGTGGCAAGCTAATTTTCCCGATCTTCCATTGATCAGAGAATTTAGCGACGTGCCAACATGGGAAGCTGATTTTCAAGAGCGCTATGCAAAAAGCAAGCGATCAAAGCGCTATAGGGCAGACTTCGCTCATCTGCCCTCACAAAGCCTCATCGAAATTCAAGGGGGCACATTCAGTAGGGGCCGGCACGTAACCGGCTCTGGCTACGAGCGTGATGCCCGCAAATTTAATCTTGCCACCATTGGTGGCTGGAAAGTGTTCCTTCTTACCACCCAAACGGCCAAGGAAACTTTTTGGCTTGAGCGGATTGCTGCTTCATTGCGAACTGCGTAACGGCATCAGCGGCCTCCCCTAGCAGCTCATCAGCAGCTTCCAGATCGGCCTGTTGCATCTGCATGGCTTGACGCAGTTCTAGATTTTCCTTTACCAGCGATGTGACGGCTTCTTGCATATTGCTCCAGCCTTCCATCATCGTGCAGGCCACTTCCCGCAACTTCTCAATGTCAGTGCATTCGCTGAGCGCCTTCTTGTTGGCAACGAGAGCAAAATCTCGTTCCATACTGCGTTCAAAAGGCCCCATAATGCCAATACAATCTTGACCATTGTATTTTAAGCCAATGGGAATCGAGAAGGTGCTCATTGCTCTTGCATTGTTTCGTTTAGCCTAGCCATGCAGCGATTTGGCAAACGGTTTGTTTATCGGGTGGACGATGGGAAGGATGCCGTAAAATGCGGGACGGGCTACCGCCCCTACAAGCTTCCCTGCACTCCTCGCAACCATGAATGGCTGGTCGGACAAGAAGTGGTGTACGTGCAACGCACAGCAGCAGGGTGGATGCCCTCTTCTATTGTTGGCACCATTGAAGGCTTTGATGCAAGCGGACGCGCCAGGAAGGCACGAGTACGCTGGCATTCGGCTACGAACATTGCTCCTACAATCAGCTTGCAACGACTTCGGCCCCTCTCGCTAATCAACCATGCTTACCAAGGCAACTGACGATCTCCTTAAGGATCTTTCTAAAACTGCAGGCGTGCTGCTTGCGGCTTTTGGCATTCTGTGCTTGCGGGCATGGCTTGTAAGCATTTGCGCAGGCCTACTGTTTCCTGCTTTTTCTTTGGGCTTTTGGAATTGGGTGTTGATTGTTGCCACCTTTCGCGCCCTTATTGCTACGGACAAAGCTGAATGATGGCCAAGATTGATCCGCTGATGGATGGCATCAGCTTCGTGCGTCTCATTGATTGGATGGGAAGCTCGCTTGACATTGTTTGTGATGCCAGGCAAAGCTTTGATCAAAGCAGCAGCGAATGGTCCGAAAAGGATCAAAAGCTTCTTAACTATCTAGTGCAGCACAAACACACTAGTCCGTTTCGTGGCGTGGTCACAAAATGGCAAGTGAAAGCTCCGCTGTATGTTTGTAGGCAATGGTGGAAGCATGTTATTGGCGGGACGTTCGCTAATGACACGCTTGGCTGGAACGAGAAGAGCTTTCGCTATTGCGAAGCTGATGATGAGGCCTACTACATGCCTCGCGAATTCAGACAGCAAAGCTCCAGCAACAAACAAGCCTCTAGTGGGCCTCTGGAGCCCAGTATGAACCAAGTGGCAATGATTGAATATGCCAAGGCTCTTGAGCAGGCAAAGCAAGCTTACAGGGCGCTGCTGACGCTAGGTGTGGCGAAGGAACAAGCCAGGGGCATTTTGCCAATGGCGACTTTTTCTACTTTTACATGGACCTGCAGTCTCCAGGCCCTCCTGCACTTTGTTTCATTGCGTGACAGCCCCGACAGTCAAGGGGAAATCCAAGCCTATGCTCAGGCCATGGTAGTATTGGCGCGTCCTCTTTTCAAAGAAGCATTCGAAGCATTTGAAAGCCATGGCAGCACCTTCTAAAATTGTCAATCCCCGACCTTGGGCAGTGCCATTCCCGCGTGCATTCAATGCCGGAGAAGGCACTCTTTACGAACGCTTTTCTTCGTATGTTTACAGGAAGAAAGACCATGAATGCTGGCCTTGGGTGGGCGCCATCACCCATGCGACTGGATACGGGCAAATTACTGAATGGCGAGACAACAAGCGCGTAAGTCGGAGGGCACATCGCTTGGCATGGGAATTTTGCTTTGGCCCAATACCAGGCGAACTACTTGTTCGGCACATGTGTCACAATCGAGCCTGCTGCAATCCAACACATCTTCTTCTCGGTACAGCTAAAGATAATTTCGATGACAAAATCAGGGCAAAACGCGAAGGTAATTCGGTGATGCTTAAAGGCGAAGACAATGTAAACTCTAAGCTTACGGAGGCAGAGGTAATGGAGATTCGGGCGACCAACGGCAAAACAGTTCGCCAAATGGCGAAAGAATATGGTGTAAGCAAAACTTTGATTAGCGCAGTTCGCTGCAATAAGGCTTGGAAATCCTTCATCTAACTAAAACCATTTTAATTATGACTGACGCTGTGAATCATCCCCGTCATTACGCTAAAAATGGCGGCATTGAATGTATTGAGGCCATTGAAGCTTCAATGGACAAAGACGATTTCCGTGGCTTCCTCAAAGGGAACATTCAAAAATATGTTTGGCGTTATGAAGAAAAAAATGGCCTAGAAGATTTGAAGAAGGCCAGTTGGTATCTTGATCTTCTCATCTTCAATATAGAAAGCGAGCCGCAACAAGAAGCCGTTGAAGCCCTTGAGAATGCTTCTATGGAATGCAAAGATGGATTCTGTCCAATGCCTGGAATTCGCTATGACCTTCCTGGAAAGCAAATCACTTTTGCCCCAGTAGAAGGCTAAGCAGCACTACAACAAAGCCCCCACAAGGGGGCTTTTTCATGCTCAATTTTTTGGTGCATCGGCAGGACAATCCCTTTCTTTTCGCACCACTCCTCAAGATGCTTTTGGTCAGTGTGAGCGCTAACAAAGCTATTGCAATACACCCACGCCATCACAATTTCCTCTCGTTGCTCCGTCCAAAAAGGTTGCACTCGCCACCATTCAAGCATCGGCAAGTCTCCCTTCTTGAGATTACAGCTCTTACATGCCGGAAGCATGTTCCAGCGCGAGAAGTGTGGGCCGCCTTTGCTCTTGGGAACAATGTGATCAATCGTAAGCTTTTCTCCCCATTCTCCGCAATAAGCGCAAGCGCATTGCCCAAATGGTCCCCTCAAAAAATAGTCTTCAAAAATACTCTTACGGAATCTACGTTTTGCATCACCAGGGCGAAGTTCAATGAGAGAATAAAGCAGCTCATCAGGACCATTCGCTCTAAGCATGGCACTATTTAGTTGTCTTGCCCATAGTTTAACGCTAAATAATGCCCCATGAATTTCGTCTAGAATTAGAGCATTGATTGTCGGCTATGGACAGTTTCAAGGACGGCCTTGCAAATTTCGTAGCCACCATCACGGCTGGCATGTTGCTTTCAACGGGCGCCATGCTTATAGCCGTAGGCACTCAACAAGCAAGAGTGGCAGTACAAATTGAAACCGTCACAGAGAAGCTTTCTACGCTCACAGACAAGATGAGCGAAATGGAAGCAAGAGTACGAAACCTAGAGATTGAACGCTAGGCTATTTATATTCCCGTTGCATCTCTCGTCATGAGCGGCATTGAATGGTTCGTGATTGGTGGCATCATTGTTGCTGCTGTTGACCAAATCATCGAACGCACTCCCTACAAGGAAAACAATATCATCCAGCTTCTGCTGACTGGCCTCAAAGCAGTCTTCCGCGTGAAGGGCTAAAGCCATGTGGCCTTCAAATCGGGCTTTCTGGGACGAATGCTTCCAGACAGCCCGTAAATATGGTGCTCGCTATCCTGAGCTTGTGGCAGCACAATGCTGCCTAGAGAGTGGCTTTGGTAAGCACACGTCTGGTAAGCATAACTACATCGGCGCCAAAGGCGAAGGCACTACTACCACCACTCAAGAATTTTACGATGGTCAGTGGGTGACTATCAAAGCTGGTTTTATTGATTTTCCTAGCCTTGCTGCTTGCATTGAATACTTAGTTACGCGCTGGTATAAAGACTATCGTCAATTCAAGGGCATTAATCATGCTCCCAATCGTTACGCTGCGGCACGAATGCTCAAGGAGCAAAGCTATGCCACTGATCCGGCGTATCCAGCAAAATTGTCTAAGCTCATGAAGGAATATGCTCCTGAGAGCACTGCTGTTACTATGATCGGCCCCAAGAAACGTCCGCAAGATTTTGGCTTCAAGAAAGGCGATTCGCATTTGATTGTGAATGATGCCGTTGAGACCATGAAAGCTTTCTCTTTTGAAGGGAAGCTTCTATGGGAAATCCCTTGTCTTGCTCGCGGACAATACAGTGATTTTGAATGGAAGATTAAAAATTCTGACTGTCCTCCTGGTCTGTACAAGATCGGCGCCATCTACAAAGACTACGAGCGAGTGGGTGATAAGCCTGCCTATGATCGTACGCTCATGGCTTACGGCTGGTATAGCTTTGACATGGTGGAACTAGAGAATCAGGAAGCTAAATATGGCCGTGCAGGAATTATGGTCCACGGTGGATCCAGCGCCCTTGGATGGCCTGGAGCTTGGGCGCCAAACCAAGCGCTTATGCCAACTCACGGCTGTTGTCGCTGTAAAAATATTGATCTTCGCGATAAAATTTTGCCTCTCACTAAAACTGGCACAGTATATATTTCAGTTTTTCAGGAAGGCTGATGAATTGGCAGTCTTGGTTTAATGCTCTTTGCTACGAACTAGGCTTATGGGCCGCCTCAAAGCGGCCTTCTCTTGCTCTTCAGCCATGGTTCAAGCAATTAATGGCTTGGTGCAGGCCTGACTGGGCAGAGTGGAAAACCAAAGGCGTCATGCAGAAAGTTGACCAGCAAGCAAAAACGCTGGTTAAACAATGGGAAGAAGAGGAACGAGAATCAAAAGCAAATGCCCTTGCATGGGAAGCCCACAAGCTTTTTCCTGGTGCCATCGTCACGCCCCTTCCAGATGCCATTGTTCCATCAGTGCTCATTGAAACAGCCCCACCAGCGAACGCTAGTGAGGCCGTGAAAGCCCTTGGCGGTGAGCTAAGAATCACCTATCGCTTGCCAGACCAAGGAGAGTCCTGAGGCGCTTCCATTTAGCAAGCTCCTTCTCGTGATAATCCTCCCACGAAGCGATGGTTTCGCTAAGAGCCTTGCAGGCCATAGCCGGATCATCGTCCGTTAGCAGCTCTGCAAGAATGTCGGAGAGACCCTCGGTCTGCTGCTTGTACCATTCGCCCTCTGCAACAAAAGGAAAGGCCATGGGAAGGGGCATATTGCCCCCATAGCTTAAGTGATTTCCACCCAGCCGATCATGCCAAGTGCTTTAGCGCTGACTGCACTATCGACGGTCAAGATGAGAGTGTCGCTTTCGCCAGAAGCATTTTGCCCTAGGGCAAGACGAATGGCCACTGCAATGTCGTAATTATTCGCACTGCCTTGACTGACAAAACCTGCGTCAACCACTGTGCCGCCTGTGGCAGTACCACTAGTTGTCACTTCCACATTGCCCCTTTGATTGTCCGCAGCACTCCAAGTGACGTCACTCAGTGTTGGATTTAAACGCAAACGCCACAACACCACATCACTAGAAGCAGTGGCAGTAGAAATTCTTACGGGGAGAATAACATTACCAGTGCGACCACTTGCCATGCGAATACCAGCGGTGATGCGCTCCCCAGATGTATTTGGAACAGTGCTTAAATCGTGATTCACTGAATACACGGCGCCATCTGGCTCATATCCCCCCTCGCTAAGAATGCTGCTACAAATTTGCTTCATGGTGCGTCCTGAAGCTTGAGCGGAAGCATTGTGAATGCGATAGGACAATGGCAAAATAGCCGTTGTCATATATGCGCTAGTCAGTGTGTTGTAGTGATTGAATTCATGGCAATAAATGATCTCGCCGTTAATTACAAAGCCAGTCCTCACTCGCCCCACGCCAAGCCATTCAAGATCGGCAGTGAAAATCTGAGCTTTAGAGAAGTCGAGCGAATCAAGAGTGTTAATGTTCCACGCTGATTGATCAACTACGTTTTCAACAACTGCGCCAGACGTGAAGCTTCTGATGACCATTTGCAACGTAGTACCACTTGCCCTAATCATCACTCCATTCTGGTCATCAAAGAAGCCCACTTCTTGAATGAGACCTGCTGTTGGAGTGGTGCCAGCGAAGCTTTGCATGATCATCATGCTTTTTCCTGGTTGGTACGGGAAGTATTGCTTAGTTCTACGCAGCACTGTATCGCCAGACGCAGTGGTGGTCGTCAAAGCAGTGCTGCTTTCGTTTGTTAAATACGTGACCACGCCTCCATTGGACACGCGATCAAACCATTGGTCAGCACGCTTGTTGTAACGCATCGTGCTATCAAAAAGCGTATAGGGAGCGCTCGTGCGAGCACGCCCAAAAGCATCAACTGCTCCACTATCAGGGCCTGTCTTTAAAATCTGCCCGCGATAATCAGATTGAATGTGAGTTTCAAACTGTTCGCCCCCAGCAATTATTTGTCCCATGGAAAAGAATGCTTTCTTTCATTGTACTAGCAAAAGAAAAGAGGCCTTTCGGCCTCTTGATTATTTGCCTTGTCCTCGCGGAAGCTTTCGACCGTGCGAAGCTTTACTATTTGCTCCATTGCCTTGGCGCGTGCGCTTGCTTTTATTTGGCTGATGAAGCTTTTGCCCGTTAATGGTTTTGCTTGATGCCATCAGGACCAGGGCACTCCAGTGCCATTAGTGGGAGTGCGCTGTTGAGAAATTTGCTCTGCGAGAGCGGCTTCAATTTCAGCCACTTTTTCGTCGCCAAACTTTTCCTTCACCCAACCAGTAACGATGTCCGGCGTAAGTTGCGCATAAGGAATTTCATCATCTTCGTCGGGAGCTTCAAGCCCAAGACTGCCATACGCCGAACTGGCATATGTGCCGTCATCAGCAGAAATTGTATAATGAACCGTGTAGACGATTCCATCAGCAAGGTGGCGCTCAAGATTGGCGACGCCCCATTGGTAAGTGATTGCCATGATTAAAAAGAATGGTCTTTGTTAGTTTAACAATGGAAAAGAAGGCGGCTTCTTCGGGAAACCGCCTCAAAGCACTGGCATCTCGTATTCCTGCGTGCTATTGCAATAGTGCTTGAAAATCACTTCGCTTGTATTGCCTGCCCAGTTGGCCACTTGTGGCACGGGAATGCCAGCTTCAATCCAGCGGCTAATAGCAGTGTGGCGACAATCATACGGCCTATAAACATGGGAAATTAGCCCTGCTTCATGCAGAGGCGAAAGCTTTTTCCTGAAATAGCTCTGAAAGGCAAGCCGATTCCATGGAAAAATAAATTCGTTTTCGCGAGGAAGCTCAGCAAGGATTTCTTGGCAACGAGCATTGATAGGCACCCAACGGCGCTTGTTGGTTTTCGTGCTGTTCTTTAAACCATGAGTGAGTGTATAGTTTTGGTGTACCAAAAGCTTATTTTCCTTAATATCGTCCCACTTGGCTGCCCTCACTTCTCCAGTGCGCATTGCAGTTTGCAACATAAATTCCGTGTACCAAGACCAATTAACATCGCGATAAGTTAGCTTCGCTTCTAATGCGGCAAGGACTAGGCCAGTTTCATTTCGAGGGATGACAACGATTTCCTCCTCGCGTTGAGGAGCCTTTGGCATTTTGAAGCTTGCCAATGGATTGCGAGCAACGATTGCCACGTCTTCTTGCGCCGCCCATTTGTACATAGTCTTGATGTACATAGCAACGCGCCTTGAAGTGAGCACTGGCTTCTCTCCTAAAGCCCAAATCATTAATTTTCGTGCCTCGTTAATGTCTTGAATGGGGCAGCGAGCAAGCCATTTACCCACCTGCTTGTAGTCTGAAGTGAGACTGGTTGGACATAAAGAAATGGAGCGCTCTTCGACGAAGGCGCTCCAGAGGCTTGAGACAGTGGTGGTCATGCTGGTCTTAAGAGGAGACTCAAGTTACCAGCTTTGCAAGGCCTTGTCAAGTCAAAGCCTTCTGGCTCTGGCTAAAGAATTGACAAGCCGCCCTTGTGATCCAGCCCCACTGTAAGAAAAACAGTGCGAGTCGTCTTAATGTCGCCCATGCTTTTCTTGAACTCTTCAGTTTCTTTTTCGGGATACTTTGGTTCGTACTGCATGGTTTCCGGGTTCAAACGATTGCACTCGGCATCACCAAGGTGGTAGGTGTTGAGTGCTGCTTGTGCTTCTTTGATCTGCTCAGAGTCAAGACAAAACGACACTGGCACCTTAAAGGTTGCAATTAAATTCATGGTTACTAGAGCAAGTGTCTTGCCACCTATAATAAGGTTTCACCCAGTGGCGTTACGATGCCGCTGCGCCCTCAGGCTTAGGTCTGGGGGCAATTTAATGCCTTGCCAGACCCAGAGGAGAAGGGGACTAGGCGCTTTCGAAAACAGCAACTTTGGCCTGCAGCTCAGCAATCATTGCTTGCTGCTCCTGAATCGCCTTGATGCACAGCGACACCATGTTTCCGTAGGCAAGGGCATCTGGCGTACCATCATCCGCGTATTGGACAAACTCTTGCAAGCCAGCGGCATCCACTTCTTCAGCAATCAAGCCACCATAAACAGTATTGCCGTCAGATGCCGATTTTCCCTGATATGTAACTGCCCTCAACGCCATCAGCTCTTGTAGGCCGTATGGTGCGTCTTGAACGTTCTTCTTGTACTTCAAGGATGAAGTGCTTCTTTGAAGCTCACCTCCTGATGTGACAAATAAGTTTGCCGCGCTAGCGGTTGTGTTGTTATAGGGAGAAAGTGTATCAGTTCCAGTCAGTATTACGCCATCGTTTCGGATAGTGAAGTGGACAATGTCACCGCTTTCTGTAACCTCAAGAGAGTAAGCGCTTGAATCAGACGTCGAACCTTTAATCGTTGTTTTGCCGTTACTCGCAATCCTCATCCGCTCCGTCGGAGAACTCGCCCCATCCGCAGTAGTGGAGAACACTAATCTGCCTGGCATGTCGTTAGCGCCAGGGGTGCCGTCTACTTGGCATTGAATCACCGCAGCTTGCTTAAATCCTGTTCCATCGTTTCCTTCAATGGAAATATCCATCAATAAATCGTTATTACTGACGATGGTATTGCCACCGACAGAAGCATTTCTGCTCTTTTGAAAAACCAGGCCCGCGCCAGAAGTTGAATCAACAAAAGTAGCAAAATGTCCGACGCCATACGAACCGGCTACCTGCAAGTTTGCCAAATTGGACCAGTAGGGGCCGCTAAGCGCACTAGACGTACCAACCAAGAGCTGCCCCGAGTTTGAGATTCGGACTTTCTCGCTTGAATTGTTTGTGTACCAGATGTGTTCGCCTACATATCCTTGCGTCGCCGATCCAGTGATCTTGTATGCGTTTTGACCCGTATTAAAGGCGTCACTTCCTCTTGCTACTCCAAAGTCTCCATTGATAGAACTTACACTCCAGTTTTTGTAGTCCGTTGCAGCGTTCGTATCGGTAAGCCACAACAGACCGCCGTTGTTTGGAAAAGCATTTGCAGATGAACCTGCAAGCCGCAATACGCCTCTAGCGTCAGTAGTGCCAATCCCTACGTTGCCTGCGGAGTTGATTACCAACAAAGGTGTTGTGAACGTTGTCCCCCCTACAGCGGTAGATGGCGTGATCTCAAGTGCATTATCTACATTTTGTTGAGCGCCTATTTTCCAGTTATATTTTGTGCCTGTTCCATAAAAGATAGCCGCACCAGTATCGCCAGCATCATTTGATCCAATACTTACAACTGTTGCGCCGCCAGCAACGTGTAACTTTGAGCCAGGCGAACTAGTCCCCACGCCTACGAACCCTGCCGAGGTGATGCGCAGGCGTTCGGCGACTGTGCCCGCACCCGTGCGTGTCCGGAAATAAATAAAATCGCTGTTGAGTTCAAGAGGCGCGTAATCGCCTTGGTCGTTATTAAGAGCCGAGACAATTCCGCCACCTCCTGCACTTCTGGCTGTTACCGCAAGACAGTCACCGCCCGAAGAAGCTTTAACGGCAAATAGATTAGCCGTTGGGCTACCTTGAACTTCAAAAGCATTGATAGGGTTTGCGGCAGCCACACCCACTCGCCCATTCGCATCCACAAACAACCTGCCAGACCCACCAGTGCTGATGGCTACTTGGTCTGCACCGGGGGAGTAGATGCCGGTGTTGGTGTCGCCAGTGAATGCAATGGAAGGTGCAGCAGCACTACCACCTGCAGCGCTAAAAATGCCAGTGGTTTGAACTGTCTGGCTGCCGAAATCAGGACTAATCTTGGTGCCAGCAATGGCGGCGCTTGAATTAATATCTGCGTTGACGATGGTATCATTTCTAATCATCGTACTGGTCACTGTTTCACTATCACCAGTAGTGACAACGGTGCCGCTTACATTTGGCAAAGTAATAGTACGATCCGCTGTGGGATTGACAACAGTCAAAGTGGTCTCAAAACCATCATCTACACTGCCTTCAAAAATAAGATCGGCAGAAGGCCCCATGGTCAAGGAGCCAGTCATGGTGTCGCCAGTAGAATTTACAAATTCACCAGCTTCACTGCGCCATGCAGCGCCGTCCCAAATCTTGAAGACATAAGTGCCGCCACTGGTATCAAGCCATTGCTCGCCAAGGCTATTACCAGCAGTGCCACCACTTGCAGGGCTAACATTAGGAGCCGTTGCTCCCACATGCACAGGCCCCACTTTTACTAGACTTCCATTGCTGTCCTTGAAAAACATTCCAGGACTACCACTTGCATAGTTAATGGCAACTTGCCCATCAACCATGGAAGCAGGATTAGGACGCTTGTTAAGCGTCGATGAACGCAGATGCTGAAGAACACCAGCCATGATTAAAGCCTTTCGGAATTACAGGAGACTAATTAGTCTTTTGCAATTCTAAAAGGCTTTCTTTTCTAGTGATTAGAACGTTCCTTCGTCAACAGTGGCATCAATGGTGCCAGCAGAGAAGTTACCGCTTGAATCGCGGGCAACAATTGCGCTAGCAGTGTTGGCACTAGTGGCAGTCGTTGCGCTATTGCTAACCTTTCCAGCGGTGGAAATTGTACTGAGCTTAGTGTCGGCAATGCTGCCTGCAAGCATCGCATTTGTGACAGTGCCGCTATCTCCAGTGGTAACAATGGTGCCAGTAGTGTCTGGCAGCGTAATCACCTTGTCCGATGTGGCATCAGCAGCGGCGAGTTGAATTTCAAAAGCATTGTCGGTGGCGCCTTCAAAAAGCAACGTGCCAGTGGTGCCAATAACCACTTCGCCAGTAATAGTGCCGCCTGCACGGGGCAATGCAGCATTGGCCAGGTCGTAAGCGCTCTTCACTGCAGTGGCAGTAGCTGCAAGCGTAGAACTTGTGGTGGACGTGCTGTCAGTAAGAATGACAGTACCACGAACGCTTGTTGTGGCATCTGGGATGGAAATAACTGGCGTGGTGGAGCCACTAACAACAGTGAGAGGAGCGTTCACACTCACTGAAAGAACAGTGCCACTTGCGGGCGTAGCCCATTTCACTCCAGTGCCAAGTGCTGAATCAGCCGTCAACACTTGTCCATTGGTACCAACTGCTTGCTTCAGTAGAACAGTGCCACTGCCAACAAGAAGATCACCTTTGGTATAAGCATTAAAGCTTGTGCCGCCATAGCCAATGGCAAGAATGCCACTCGCTACATTGTTTACATTCCTGCATTCAGTGCTAACTTCTTCAATTGCCGCTTGCACATTTCCTGCAGCAATGCCTGCGGCAGGCGAGAATGCAACTTGCGAGGCAGTCTGAGAAAGATAGGTGGAGCTAACGTCCACTTCCGTCCATGCCGTGCCATTGCAAAGCAAGATGTCCGGCGGTTGCAAAACAGTGGTAGGAGCTGGTGAAACGCCAGTACCTCCGCTGGAGACCACCACGTAATAGCGATTAAAAGTGGCCGATGGAGTGGGAAGTGGTTGTCCTACACTCAAGCCAACTGCTGCACCATCGCTACTTGTGCTGGCAATGGTATTTCCGCTTGCGTTATAAGTGCCAGCAAAAATAATTTCGCCAACACTAATGCCAACTGGGTTCCAAACGTTACCATCCCACAGATAGAGATCTTTCTCCAATGGATTGAAGAAAAATTGTCCAATAAAATCAGCAACTGGCGGTGCTTCACCAAACTGACTTACGGAATAGTTTGCCAGTTTTGAAGCAAGAATGGAATCATCTGCAATTAAGCCACTGCCAAATGTGCCTGTCGTAATCTTGGAAGCAGGAAGAGAAGGAATGTCGTCTGCTACAAGAGACGTTTCGCCAGCATTAACGTGTCCTTCCGTATCTACCGTCACTTTGTAATAAGTGCCAGAAGCCACGCTGTTTGCGTGATTGAAGATGCCGCTAACAGTGACTAAGCCAGTACCAGCTTGTGCCACACCTAGTGCAGCAATGGTTGCCTTGGGAAGGTCATCAGCGGAGATAGCTCTAAAAGTCGGAGCAGCATCAGCACTGCCACTAGCTGGGCCAGCAAAGAAACGAGCAGCAACTTGCGTGTTTAAGGAAGGAACAATGGATGCACTAAATTCATCCGGGTAGGAAGTGGCAAAGCTATAAATAGTGTCGCCAGAAATAACCGTAGTAGAAAGGCCAGCTTGCCGCTGCCAAGTGCTTCCATTCCATGTGTATTCGTAGCCCGTACCAGTATTTAGCCATTGTTGGCCAATGAATTCACCGCTGCCCGTTGGCGTGGAACCAGCGACAATGGCGGCAGAATTATCTGCCATCTTGACGCCAGTGACTGCTCCATTGGCAATCTTGGCAGTAATAACAGCGGCATCATTAATCTTCGCTGAAGTGACTGCAGAATTAGCAATGGTTGCAGCAAACGCTCCAGTGCCAGTGCCCGTCACGTCTCCAGAAAGAGTGATTGTTTGATCGCCAGTATTAGTGCCGGTGGAAGTGCCAGAGAAAGTGCCATCTTGAACGGCTAATGTGCCAAGTCCAAGCGTTTCTCTAATGTCTGCAATACTGGCATCGTCAAGGATAGAACGAGCAGCAGAAGTGCAAGCAATTTCTTCTACAGTGCCGCCGCTTGCGGAAAAGCGCCCAAGAATGACATCGCTAGAACTTGTGGATTGAATTTTGCTGTAGGAAACTGCCGCGTCAGCAATTTTGACAGCAGTAACGCCACTGTTGACAATCTTGGCAGTGGTAACTGAATCGCTGGCAAGCTTGGCATCCGTGATGTTTCCATCAGCAATCTTGATGGTGGTTACGCCACTGTCAGCAAGTTTTGCAGTGGTAATTGCACTGTCGGCAATATTCGCAGTGACAATGGAGGAGGAATCATAATCGCCGCTTCCAACTGTATTTTTTACAGCTAGCGAACCAAGGCCAAGCGTTGTACGTTGTGCGCCTGCATCAGCATCATCAAGAATGGCACGACCAGCAGCAGTGATTGCACTAGTGGCGTAAGTGTCAGACGCAGTGGTATAAATGAGCTGACCAGATGCAGTGGTCAGTCCTGCAATTGAAGCCAGGGCGGAATCATAAGCCTGCACGTCAGTGCCAATAACCAAGCCAAGATTGGTGCGGGCGCCAGAAGCAGTAGATGCGCCTGTACCGCCGTCTGCAATGGCAAGATCAGTGATGCCACTGATAATTCCCCCATTGATCGTGGCGTAAGAGATGGTGCCACTACTAAGCACTGCCGTGCCACCAGTGATTGCCACGCCAGAAGCAGCTTGCACTGCCATGGTGCCAAGGCCAAGTGTTGTACGCTGAGCAGCAGCATCGGCATCGTCCAGAAGCGCCCTACCAGCCTCAGTGAGCGTGATGCTTTCCACGTTGCCACTGCCAGCGGAAGCCCGACCAAGAAGCACGCCACTTGCTACTTGCTGGATCTTGGCGAACGTAACTGCATTGTCTGCAATGGCGGCGGTAGGAATGGAGCCGCTTGCATAGCTTCCAGAGGGAATGGAGCTAGCAGTAATGACAGCGCCGGAAAGTTCTCCAGAAGAAAGACTTAACTTGCTAATGGTGACAGCACCAGATGCAATCTTTGCAGTAGTAATTCCGCTATCAACGAGCTGTGCAGTATTGACACTGCCGCTTGCCATCTTGGCGAGAGTTACGGCGGAATCGACAATGTTGATTGTGGCAACGGATCCGCTGGACAGCTTTTCTTGGGTGACTCCGCTATTGACTAGTTGGCTCGTTCCAACACTGTTACTCGCCATCTTGGCAAGCGTTACAGCAGCATCAACAAGATTAACGGTATCAACAGCGCCACTAGAGAGTTTCGACTGGGTGATGCCGCTATCAACGATATTTGCAGTTGCCACTGCATTCGCTGCCAGTTTGGCTTGAGTGACGCCACTGTTGACCAAATTGATGGTATTGACGCTATCGGCTGCAAGCTTTGCAAAAGTGACGCCACTATCAACTAAATTAATAGTTGCCACTGCATCGGCAGCAAGTTTCGCTTGGGTGATTCCGCTGTTGACAATGTTGATTGTCGCCACCGCGTCAGTGGCAAGTTTTGCCTGGGTGACGCCACTATCAACAAGCTGAGAAGTGTCAATGCTATTGCTTGCCATTTTGGCAAGCGTCACCGAAGCATCAATAATATTAATGGTATCAATGGACCCACTCGCCAACTTGGCTTGTGTGATGCCGCTATTGACAATCTGAGAAGTGCCAACACTATTGCTTGCTAATTTTGCAATCGTTACAGAGGAATCGACGATATTGACGGTATCCACAGCTCCGCTAGAAAGCTTTGCCTGAGTGATGCCACTATCGACAATATTGACAGTAGCAACGCTGCCAGAAGCAAGCTTTGCCTGAGTGATGCCACTATCAACTACATTGACAGTTGCCACGGCATTTGCAGCCAGCTTAGCTTGAGTGACGCCACTGGCAACAATCTGAGCAGTATCAACGCTATTGCTCGCCATTTTGGCGAGCGTAACGCTACTGTCAACAAGATTAATCGTTGCGATTGCTCCACTTGCAAGCTTTGCTTGAGTGACGCCGCTATCAACTAATTGAGCAGTGCCAACACTGCCACTGGCCATTTTTGCAATGGTAACGGCGCTATCAACAATATTGATTGTCGCCACTGCATCGCTTGCTAGCTTTGCCTGCGTAACACCACTATCAATAAGATTGACAGTGCCAACGCTATTTGCAGCAAGTTTGTTTTGAGTGATGCCACTATCGGCAATATTGGTGGTGCCAACTACGCCACTTGCTAGCTTGGCTTGCGTAACACTGCCGTCAACAATTTGAATGGTTCCAACAGAGTTGGAAGCCATTTTTGCCAGCGTAATACCACTAGCAGCCAAATGAACAGTGTCAATGGCGCCAGCGCTTACATTGGCGCCAGTAATACCACTAGTTTGAATTTTGGCAGAAGTTACGGCGCCATCAAGGATTTTTACAGTTTCTACTGCATCGCTAGCAAGCTTGCCAGCAGTAATGGCAAGATTGTTTATTTTGCCGGTGGTAACACTGAGGTCTTCAAGGAGAGACGTGTTAATTGTATTGCCAGTGGCAACCACCCCAAGTTCAAGCGTTGAACGAGCAGCAGCAGCATCCGCATCGTCAAGAAGCGTGCGAATGTAAACCGTACAATCAATCTCCTCTACATCACCAAGAGACGTGCCGCGACCCAGTAATTTATTGGCACTTACTTGCTGGATTTTGTCGTAAGTGAGAGTATTGGCAGCAATGGAAGAACCAGTTAATTTTGCCGCACTGCCTTGATTGATCTTGGAAATATCGAGCGTTGAAGCATCAGCAAGATTAAAGCCTGCCTGAATCAGGCTCTTTACTTGCACCTTCTTGGTTTGATTGGCGCTAACGTCTGCAATAGGCAATACGTCGTTTGAAGCTACGCCTCCCTGAGGAAGTTCGACGAGTTCCGTAATTCTTTGATCGGCCATCTCTCAAAAAGGCAGGGCTAAATACAGTCTAGTCTCTCTCGATAATAGCTATTATTGCCCGCTGCTCTTTGCCTTGTTAATCCACCACTTCTTTTAACAGGTAATCAAGGCCCTGTTCAAGGTAAATGGCATCATAATCTTCCTTCAGAATGTACTCTGCAGGCACTCCCACTCGAATTTTGAATTCTCCAGTGGTAACAAAGTCAACAGAACACGCCACCAACGCATCGGAAGTAACAGTGACGCCTGCTCTTGTTACCACTGCTTCAATATCGTAATAAACTTCCTCCCTAAAGCCTGGCGTTTCTTCTGTAGAGGATATGGCAAGTAAAGCCTTAAAGCTGCTTCCCACGTCCAGGCGGTTAATCACTTGTAACAGAAATAGCGGTATGTCTTGGTTTGCTACTGTTTCATAGCTAAACAAGCATTCAATGCTTCCATTGCCACTTAACAAGCCAGCCGAATACTGCTGCTTAAAGCGATCAGACAAACTCGTTGTCTCCATCGCAGCCCTGTCCGTATTAATCTCAAATGATGTGACAGAACCAAGTGTATTGTATCTAGTGTCTCTTACGCCCACTGTAATATCAATGGGTTCGCCATAAAAGTCTGCTAAAGCATATTCGCTTGCCCTTTCATTATTCACTGCATCGGCAAAAGTGGGAAACAAGCGAATGCCTCCCACTGCATTAATGTGGGCATAAGCCGTTAAGCTATTTGCAATGACATAATCACTGAGCCTAAACTCGTCATATCCTGCAGGCGGTAAATCGCTACTGGTGCTAATTTCATCATCTAACCACCCCGCCAATCCAGCGGTGCTTCCCGAAGACCATACCACTGCGCTATAGCCATCAACATCCTGTCCAGGTATGTCCCAAAATGTGGCAGGCATAAACAAAAGACCTCTTGGATCTTCTGTTGAAATCTCAAGGAAATCTCCTGTGATTAAATTATTATCGCTCCCATCAAAACTAAAGCGATTTAATAGTGTGTTTACATCGCTAGCGGAAACAGTGGCCGTGAAAGTGTTCTCGCCCCCTCGCTGAAGCTTGATAGCGCCTGTGTGGCCAACAAAAAACGTCATCTCGCTTCAGCGACTATTCTTCCATTGTACGAACAATGCAAATTGTAAATTAAGCTTCTGATCAAGTGGTACCAGTAAGAGTGACAGAAGTGAGGGGGCCGTTGATTGTAAAGTTGAACGAAACAGTGGTTAGCTCGTCGGTGGACGAAGTTATGCTGGCACTGTTAATAAAAGCATCGGCAGTGAAAGACTGACTGGTGCCCACTTCAAAAGTGAGAGCCACTTCATCTGTGTCAGTGACAGCGCCAGTTTTAGCAATCTTTTCAAGAAGATTGGTCACATCAGTGGTGTCGCCGTTGTAATACGACAGCGTGGCGCTACCAGTGGCACTAAACAGCCCAGGAGTGAACGTATTCGCGGTATCTCCCAGTGCCGTAGTATCAAGCATGTTTACGGAAGTATCAAGCGTCCAGTTACGAACTTTTGACACCTCGCTGCCGCCAAGACGCAGCTTACCAGTGCGACCAGTGTAAAAAGGCATTGTCTTAAAGCTTTTTGTTTATGATAGCGAGATTTACCATGCGTGTTAGTCAATTAAGAACGCATCGTCAAAATTGGCAATCTTTGATAAAGTGGCGCCGCCAACTTCTTCGCAAGGATGTTCAATAGCGCTAATCGTAATCTCACCTTCCTCTTCCATTGAAACGTCAGTCACGCGAAATACGCGCTTCACTTCAGATGGTATGCCAAGCACAAACAACCATCCTTCATAATTTATCAGCGCGGAGGATTGATTGTCAACAATGGAAACAGAGGAAAGTTTAGTGGGCGAATCTTGGCCGTTATAAAGCAAGATGGTATAGCTTCCGTTTATGGCATCTTCAACTAATGGAATATTCAGCTTTCCACCTTCCTCGATGACGCCACTTCTAATATCATCCCATTGATCTCTACCTAATTGCACGTAAATATAAGATCCAGGAGCAACAGGGCTTTCAGTGGGGAATGTTTTAAATTCAATGGCACGACGAGAGAAGCGACGTTGCTGGCAAAGAAGCTTGCCATATTTAATCGCCTGCTCTCTGCTGCTTACGAAAGTAGACAGGTCAAAAGTTTGACGGATGCTATCAGCTTCAATGGCATCAGCTCGCATGATTTGCAAGCTAGTGTTTTGAGGGAAAACATTATCGTCTGCAGTGTTCCTATAGACAATGGTGGCGATTAAATCTTGCGTATTGTCCCCATAGTCAAGAAACTCCTCTTTGTAACTGTCCTCCAAAATATTGCCTTGATTAAACAAGGCGGAAATTTGAATGGCCCTTGAAATCCTATAGAGAGGGTCATAAGGTACTGCCGGAATGAGGGTTTCCTTGCCGCCAATGCGCGCAAACTCAAGCAAGCTAAACGGAGCGGTTTGCGCCCAAAATTCACGCCATGACGTGGGATCAGCAATCACGCCGTCCATAAACAATTCATTTTCTTCGCAAAAACGCTGCGAAATACTAAGCTGCTTTTTGTCTATGCCATTTTCATTGGCATAGGCAGCAATACCGTTTTCCTTGTCAAGGATGGTATCTAAAAAAATCTCTGGCGCATAGCTAGTTGATTCAACGGCATCTCCGTAATTTCCCTCTGTATCAAGAAACTTTCTAACCTTCTTTCCCTTATTCACCCATGCACTAAGCGAACGCAAATCTCTCACTCCTTGCCCGCTATAGATATTCAAGCCAAGCATTGCCATGCCATCGTAAATAGACGGCGTAAGTGCTTGCTTTTGTTGCTCTGTTACTGCGACAAGAGCAATTTCTGCTCCACTTTCAAAAGAAAAGGAAATTTGCGTGTCACTACGAAGTGAGAACAGGCCCCATTCATCAACAAATTTAGGAGTGCGATTAAGTGGAGGGCGACGGCGAATTGTATTAACAGGATCGCGTCCTTTGTAAACAAAAGAAAACCCGTTGCCAAACGTAATTTGCTTGCCAGCAATGGATCCCTTCGTTCCAGCAGTGCGCAAATAAATCATGGGCATATCATTGCCATCGTTGTGAGTGCGCAATTCTGCTGCTAAGTCAACAATGGGCTCAAGCTTAAATTGCCATTTTGCTTTTGATGGCGCAATAAATCGTAGTCCTACATAGGAGTCAAGTTCCTTGCCATTTCTAATGGCAAAAACGTATGGAACCAAGCTGTATTGACTAGTGGGATCAAAAGGATCCTTGTACCACAGCCAGAACATAGAAGTGCGATTGCGAATGCCATTGTCACTATCTTTATGGCCCTGCTGATCTTCTTCTGCATATTTATTCATGCGCCCTTGAATGCGTTGAAACACCTTGGCCTTAAATGCAAAATTAACCACTTCACATTTTGTTATACATTCGTAACGGATTTCATCAATCTTGGCAATACATTTGGTGTTGAAATAGTCATTCCACGAATCTTCGTCCTTTAGTTGCGCGACGATGTTGTTTAAATTCGCCACTGCCGCGTTATAACTCGCAGTCCATGCGGATTGAGCTGCGTTTTCAGCGCTGGAATCCCGCTCGACATTGCTTGCAACTTCGGCTCTTCTTTTCGTAAGATTGCGCCGTCTAGCTTTTAACTTTTTACGCTCTTCTCTAAGATCAGTATTTTTCGCACCATCGTAAAGACCCTGTTCAATGGCACGAGTGGTAAGGCGTGAATACTGGTCTTTTAGTTCTCCCTTCTTGGCACGCTTAACTGCAATTTGTTTTGCCTTTTCTTCTTTTGCATCTTGGAGCTGACGCTTTTGTGCATTAGTTCTGCTTCCAGCGGGAGTATCCCTAATAGTGCCAATTGTATTTTCTGCAGCATCTATCTTATCGTTTGCGCTTTTAATGTCATTTTCAAGCTGATCAATGGCAAGCCTAATGCCTTTAAAGACCCCCTCTTCTTTAATGACATTCAAAAGTTCGCTGCCCGTAAGATTGCCTTTCAAGATGGCAGTGGCACTTTCAATGGCATTGTCAATTTCCTCTAGCTCAGCATCAAAAGCTGCAATCTTATCAGCTCCAGGCCCTTTAAATCGTTCTGCAAATGCAGCACTTTTTTCCGTATTAAGAGTGCTGATCGTGTTTTCGGCTTCTCGCTTTTGCCTCCTTAGATCCTGCTCGTTTTCTTGATAACGCCTAGTGCCATAATCCTCTTCGCAAAGCACTCCGCTTTCGACGCATTCAAAAACAAAAGTGCCCTCAATGTCGCTCCCGTTTTGAATATTATCCGCACGTAATTTAAACTTCGCCGCGCCAATCTTATAAGTGCTAGCAGGATCAAAGGTGTTGATATAAGCGCTTCTTAAATCAATAGCCGCACGCTCCACTTGATCAGTAGGCTTATTGTCATCTTCACTGAAAACAACAAAAAGCAAACTACCCTTTGGAAGAGCTGGTCTCACTCCAGTGGTCGGCCATGTGTTAGGCCAATAAATCCCTCTGCCTTGTACAGGAAAACCATTGAGAACCGACTGTGGCACGTTAATGCCTAAGGAGTCTTGCTTTAAATTGCCTTCATCATCTCTATCTTCTACTTGCACTCGCAATGGCACAACGTCGTACAGTCCTAGTGAAGAACTAGTTGTAGGGGAGAAAGCTTGGCTATAACCTTGTGTTCTATTTTGCCCATTGGTAATGACAGTGCAAAGATCGGCATTGCCAGTGGTATAAACTGGATCGTCTTCTGCTCGTACATCAGTGGGCAGCTTTCTGTCTTTAAAGAAAAGCCTGCTCTGATCTTCGTTGGCGTAAAGAAAATAGCGCTGCGAAGCCAGGTCCCTAAGTGGGGTTTGACCAAATGCAGTGCGACCATAATCAAAACTTTGAATGGGACCAGCACCTATGACTGTCAACATCTGCATGTACTGGCTAGTGCCAAAACTATGCACTGCAGACCAAACAAGAGAAGTGTTAACGCGCAATCCTCCTGCTAGCTTGTTTTCGTCAGCATTGGTATAAATTAAGTTGACGGGTTCTCCATATCGAGCAACTTCTTGAAGCGAATTGAAGCCATAACGCGGAGCAAAAAATGGATTACGGGATTGTCTTCCCATTTTGTCGCCTGGAACTTCAGGCTTTGGCGCAAGTAATGTTGCTGCAACTTGCGCAACCGTGCCAACAATCGAGATGATTGCAGCGGCTAACGCCCATTCGGCCCCTGTTCCCATCCTTACGTCAAGGATGGTGCCCTGCTTTTCGTCGCGGTAATTTAACCTGGCTAAATAAAACTGCCAATACTCTTCCTCAGAAATTTGCAGAGCATCAATAAGAGCACGTTCGTAAGGAAGAAGCTTTCTCATTGTTTAATATCTGGCAGCATTTTAAATAGCTTCAACGATGGAAATAAGCGAGACCAGTATGATCTGCCTCCTCGTGAAACCGTAAGTATTCCCCCATCATAAGCCACTCCAACTGCTATCTCGCCTCCTAATTTTGGCAAAATAATTGCAACATTGCCATCTTTTTTCTCAAAAGTTCTTTTGCCATTTTCAAACAACCATCTCACAATTCGCCGCATTGGCAAATTGCCAGAATCATATTCATCATATGCCCATCGAAACTCATCCTCATAGTCGTGCAATCCAAGCCGTCGCCTTACTTCACATACGAGCATAAAACAATCGCTCTTTCCATTGCCCTCGCAAAAGCGAGCCCTCCGTTCATATTGCAAGCCAATTAAATCATTGATCATCGTAGGTTTACTTCTGCATTCAATGGCAAAATGCCAACATTTTTAGACGTGAATGTACGACGAGGAAAACTTGCTCCTACACTGTCCATGGAAGAACGAAATCGAAGCTCAACGGTTGTATCGTCAAATGAAGCTCCTACGCCCACGTAAAATTCTTCATATTGCGCCGTTGCAGAAGCAAGGCTATACGATGCGTAGTCTGTAATATCACCAGTGCTTGCCATCCATATGGTTTTTAAGGAAAGTTTGCTAAGCCTATTGCCATTTCCTTCTTCTACCATTGCTACGGTAAATTCACTATGGGGAAACAGCAGTCGCAATATACTGTTATCTCCATTCAATGCTGCTAATGCTCCTTCAGCTCGAAATGGCGCAAAACGATATACCGGCGAAGCAGTGCCAGGCACTGCTACAGCGGCAAAATCTTTGCCAAAAAAATAGTTTTGGTATAAATGCTGTCGTCCTTGTGGCGCCTTTTCTGTTGGCGGCGTTTCAATGGAAGCAAAATTGGCAATGTGAATAGTGGTGGCAGTCATAATCAAGCGCCAGAATAATCAAGCTCGCCAATGAGCCTCACTGTAACAGTGCTACGCCCATTGAATACGCTTTCCACTTGTGGAGGCTCAGCGTATTCCCAAAGGATGTTAGCAGGAGCCTGTAGAACGCCTTTTAGCTCAGAGGAAGTGCCAGAAAAAACAGCATCAGGGAGAGTGAAGCGAGCATAGTTGCCAAACTGTCCGTAGTAGTGATCAAGAATGGCTTTTGTATTTACGTCAGAAATGTTTTCAAACTGAAGATCAATGGCATGGCCAAATGAGCGATTGCCAAACACTCGTTTAACAGTGGCACCAGACAAACCACGATAAGTTTTAGTGGGAAACTGCCCTGGAGAATAAGAACGTCCAGTTGGTCTAATGGAAGGAAATATTGCCATCAGCGGATACCAATACTAGAACGAGTGGAGGGGCTTTGCTTAATCTTATCGAGCGTCATTGACATACCTCGTTGAGCACCGCCTGCAATGGAAGCTCGACGAGTTTCTGCCATTGCTTGCTCTAATTGTTCGCGGCTAACGTATTCTACGCCATTGATCTTAGTAGTTTCAAACTTCATGCTGAGAGAGGGCGCCTGAGGCATGCCGGGGGCATTGCCTCCCATCATGTCGCGAGCGGAACGTCCTCCGAGCTGCACGGGAATGGAACGGCCATCGGGAAGGGGTACAACTGCTTCGTTGTACTTGCCTTCGCCTACTAAGCCAAGAGTAGGACCAGTGACCACTCCACCATTAGCGAAAGCTTGGAATCCGCCAGGGGCAATACCTCCATTTGCAAACGGCGTAAATCCAGGTCCTTCCAGCATCGGGTATTTAGTAAATCCAGAAGTATCAAGACCTCCTTTTCCTCCGCCTCCTCCTCCACCAAGTCCAGCAAACATCTTTGCAATGCCAATGGCAATGTAAGTGGCAATCATTTGCGAAGCTGCTTGAGACAATGCTTGCCCCACGCTTTGCAAGAAGCTTGCAAACACTTCCTTGGCAGTGGCGGTGCCAGAGATCATGCTGGTAACGCCTTCAGTGAGCACATTGGCAAATGCGCTGCTCACGCCAGCAATGGCTCCCTGCAGACCCTCGAATACGCTCCTGAGCTGCATGGCAGCAGTTTCAACATTTGCAAGTTGCGTGGCGTAATCAGTGTCGCCATACTGCTCCATTGCCCGTTCAAACACGCCCGCAGCACTTCCCGTAAAGCCGGCCCTCAGCCCACCACCAATTGCGCTCAAACCGCGTTGAGCCTCGAAAAGTCCTTGCTCCTTTTCAAGAAGCTTAAGGTTTTCAATACGAAGGCGAATTTGATCTCGAAGCCCGTTTGTACGACTTTCAATTAATTTTTGCTCGTCTGCTCTCAGCCCTGCAATTTTTTCTTCAACGATAAAATTAGCCTGCTGTTCTGCAGTGAGTTCGCCAACGCCATTTTTAAGATTGTTCAACAATGCCTCTTGTTTTTCAATCTCTAAATTCTCATTACGTAAGGCATCAATAAACGGCTTTTCAAGCTGAAGCCTTGCGCCCTTCACTGCAATATCTCTTTGTTTTTCGGCTATAGCCAGCCCGTTTGCCAGTTTGACTTCCTGATCCTTGATGGCAAGAGCTTTGTCGGCAGCACTTAAATTATCGTTTCTAATTTTTTCGGTTTCCAGGCGGAAGCGCTCTTGCAGTTCCGCTCTTTCCGTCTCAAGAGTGAGTTCAGCAAGTTTAATGTCGTAAGACGTTTGCGACAGCAAATTCGCCTGCAACTGCTGATCCAGTATTTGCTTCTCTGCATCAAAGCGTTGCTTGATAAAATCAAGTTGGCTTCTGTTGTACGTATCAAGTTCTTTGCCTTTTTGTGTTCTACCGTCGCCTTCTGATGGTGAAATTGGAGCAAGCACTGCTTGCTGTTGCACTTGCTGTTCTTCAAACTTGATTTGTCTTTGCCTAAAAGCAGCTTCCGATTGAAGTCGTTGAGCTTGCGGGGCAAGCGCCATAGCCTCACTACGCTTAACGTAAATCGGGCCTCCCGGCGCCTGCTGAGATTGAATACCACCTAACTGCTGCAATTGACTCAGTTCTTTCTGGCTCACTGGAACAAGCCTGTCCCCGCCTGGCTGCTGTGCTCCCTGTCGTCCAGCAATTTGTCCAATTAGTTGATACGCAGACTGCGCCTGCTGCTCTGCCGCCCTTGCTTCCGTTTGAGACATAGAGCGAATTGCTTGAGCGGCTCCAAGCGCTTTAGCTTTTGTATCGGCTAGCGCTTGGTTCATGCTCATGAATTTTTCAATGAGCATACTGATGCCAACAATTACAAGCCCCACTCCAGTAGTGGCGAAGAAAGTGCGCAATGTAATGCCAGCAGTGCGAATAGAGGCGGCAGTGGTCTGGGCAGTGGCGCCAGTAGCGGCCATCATTCCTCTAAAAGCAGTAAGAGTGCTAGTACCAGTAGCCACGCGAGTGTTGAAGATTACAAGCTGTAAAGCATTAGCGGCCCATAGCCCCTTCATCACATTGAGGGCAATATTAATTGGCAACGCAATGGCATATAGCCGAGCCAGATAACCAACAATCGGATTTCCCGCAATTTGCAGGAGCACCTTACTCACTTCAAGGGCTATGCGAGCAAATTGGCCAAATTGCTCAATCAATAAAGCAGCATTTTGCCTAATTCCATCGAACGCTGGCCGCAGTCTTTCAAGCTCTTGTGCAATGGCAAAACCGCCAGCCGTTTGCGCCGCCATGCCAGTAAAAAACGACTTAAATCCGTCCGAAATCTCTTTAATGCCAGACGTTAGTGGCACCACTACGCCATTGAGGAAGTTAATTGCAACAGGCTCAAAGCTCTCATACAAGAGAGTCATTGAGTTTTGCATGCGATTAATGACGCCTTGGAAAGTCCGAGCGGCTCCTTCGGCTCCAGAGCCAAATTCCTGCTTCATCACAATGCCAACATTTTTCAGCAACGCGACCATCGCTTCGCCTTTGTAGGCACCGTCTTCCAGCGCAGCAGAAAAGTCTTGAATTGCTTTTGGCCCTTCAAATCCAGCAGCTTCCGCAAACAACGCCATCGCACCGGGCAACACGTCACCCAGTTGCCCTTTAAGTTCTTCGCTCATCACTTGGCCTTTGCTTGCCATTTGAGCAAAGGCATAGTTCACGCGATCAACTTTATCTGCGCTCATGCCAAACGTGGCAGCAGCTTGCGTGATGCCAGTGAACAAATCTCTAATCTCATCTCCGCTAAACCCAGCAGGAGCCATGGAAGCATAAAGCTTAGTAAAACCATCGCGGGCCGATTGCAGCGGCACGTTATATTTATCAACTAAATCAAGAATGAGCTGATTAGAGGCGGCAGCTTCTTCTGCGGTGGGCGAAATAGCGCCAAGCGTATTACGGAAATTTTGAAGCTGGCTTACAGCCGCACCCACTTGTGCCGGAAAATTTTGAATGAAAGCAAGCATTTTATATGCCTGCCCAAATAGCAGTACTTGCTTAGTGGCAAACGCAAATTCAGAGCCGAGTTCGCGAATAACACCAGCGCCAGGGAGATTAACGCCACCAAGAGCGCGCCCAAAGCCTCCCATGCCACCGGTTCCACCCCTGCCTCCTCCAGAAGGCGGGACGATGCCACCTCCGCCTCCTCCAATGGGAGCAGGAATACTTGGTGCTCGCATGAATTGCTGTTGCCCAAGAGCGGCACCAGTTCTCACTGCATTGAAACGCATTTGACCGATTGGCGTTGTACCGCCCGCTGCTGGCAGGAGTCCAGCCACTTGACTTCCCGGCCCAAGTAAGGGCTGTCTACTAATGGGAGCCTTGGGTGCTTGAGCAATTTCCCTTGCAACTGCTTGTAAATAAGTGCGCACAGCGCCTGCTAAAATATTGTTTAGCTCAAGCATGCTTGCTTGAGACGGTCTTCCTGGGAGAAATCCAGCAATGCGGCCAGCCCCAAGCAATGGCTGGCGTGAAATGGACGGCCCCATGTCCCGCACGCTCACCTGCCTAATACCAGCACGGATAGTGTCAAGGAAGGCATTGGCTGCTTCTCGCAGCACTCGCTTCATCTCCTCTCCCAGAGCAGACGGGAGATAGCGCTGAGCCGCAAAAGCCGTACCAGGCAGTGCGCCGGGAGTTGCGCCAGGGGGCAGTGCTCTTCCGGTGTCAGAAGGGCCAATTGCAATGCGTTGGCGAGGTGGAACAGTCGCCGGAAAATCAACAGGAGGCAATGCTCGCGCTTGCCCCACTTGCCGACTAATTTCGGCAGCGCTCATGCCGCCGACCATTAGCGCCATTCGTGCAAGGCGATCAAGCATGCGGCGCATTTGGCGCGTGGCAGATCGCTCCGCGATCTCCATAGCTTTTAATAAGCCCAGCTCAAAACCCTTGCCAGCGTCTTCGCCTATTTTTCTGAATTCCCTTGAAGGCGAAGCAATCCCTAAAACGCCTTTAATCGTTTTGATAAGGTTTTCTCCGATGGATGCAGCGGCAGTCTTTAATCGCTCGTCCTGACTTGCGAGACCATTAAGAAGGCCAGCAATTGCGTCGCGCCCAACCAAATCAAGAGCTGCAACCATCGCAGCTTTTGTACGTGCTATTTCTTTATCAAATTCAAGAATTCCAGCTTTCGCAGCAGCCTTGTAAAGCTTTGCAACTTCTTTAGATCCAATGCCTCCAGATTGCGGACCAGGAAGAAGTGCTCCCATCCCCATTTGTTGCCGCACTCCACCTTGCCCAGCGGCTCTAACTCTCCCCAAATTTTCAAGTTCTTTGGCGAGCGTTTTCGCGTTTGCAATTTCGGCCTGCAAATTTGTATTGACATTTAACGTATAACTTCTTCGCCTAATATTTGCACCAAGAGCATTCAGTTCGTTCTGGACAGAGCGCCGATCAAGCTGCACCTTAATTGGCAGGTTATATCCAGCCGCCGCTTGCCCCAGTCCTGTTAATTGCTGCCTAAAAAAACCCAGGTCAAGACTTACCTTCAGCTTCAGTTCGGCGTCTTGAGCTGCCATCTTGATTCCGCTTACTTTCTCTTCATTCTATAATCATTGATCCTGATTACGTCCGGCGAAGTTTTTAAGCTCGTCGGCAAGCAGTGCGATAACGCGCCCGTCCATTCTCTTCGTCTTCATTAAACGTTGCAGAACAATCAAGCTTTCGTCCGTCACGCCATCATCTTTCTTCAGTTTTTTCGTGTCAAATGGTAAGAAATCATCCGGCTTGACTTTGCTTTTCTTGCCCGCCAGCATTCCTGCTGCCATCGTACCAAGCTTCGCAACGGCAACGCTGCTCACATTGTATTTTGCAATATCATGACGATCAAGATATTTCAATGCACGCTTAACATCATCAAGCTTTTGGAGGCCAAAATTTTTGGCGCTCCATCGCTCATCCTTGAAATCTGAAGCAGAGAGTCTGAAATAAATTTCGTTCCAATCCGTCAAATTCTTAAGTTGTTGCCTAGCTCGTGCTTCAAGCTTTTCTGCTACTGAGGACCATTCCTCTTCGTCGCTTTTTTTGCTGCCATGGCCTCCTGCGTCTCAGCATTTTGCTCTTCAGCAATAAACTCCACTACCTTCGCAATGGCCTTACGGGGAAGAGTTTTAGTGTCTTCAAGCTCCCAATCAGAAAGGTCTTGCCAGTCGCCATCAATCATGCCTTGCCCGCGAGAACGAATGAAGGCAGTAACCATGCGAGCATTGGTAGCTTCTACAGATGACCCACTGGTAATCATTGCCAGGGTCTCTTCAGTGAAGTCAGAAAGCAATTCTGCTTCAGTAATGGTGCTACCGCCTTGCAATAGGGCAAAAGCCTCGTCCAGAGGAATCTCGCGCTGAGCGGCAATTCGCTTGGCAAGCTGGACGGCGCGAATAGTGGCTTGGCTTTGCAGTTTGCTAATTTCTTCCTGTTCAATGGATTCAGCAACAAGCCAGCTACCATAGCGCTTCAGGCGAATTTCGGGCAGCAGCTCAAAATAACCTTCAGTTTTGGTCTGAACCAGAAAGCTGTATTTGCTCATGATCAAGAATGTTAAGCAATGCGTTGAACACCTTCACTCGCTCATGGGAAGAGCGAAATTCAGGCGGCACTTCAACCAACATTGAATGATTGTCGTTGCTAATTCTAATGGTCTGTTCTCGGCAGGAAATAAGGCACAAAATGCCAACTTCCAAAGCAGTGCCGTCCACCAAGCAATTAATGGCATGCACTGTATTGTCTGCGCTCCACAAATAGTCAACTTTCATTGCAATGCTGTTCTAATGCGCCCTTTGAGCTGTCTGCTTACATTACTGCCAGCAAACAAATCTCGCTGCTGAAATACATCCGTCCATTGCCGTGGAGAAAGGTTGGTACTGAGTCCTTCATGCACATACCAAGCGTATCCTCTCCCGCTATCATTCTTTGCATCCCAGTCCCAAGAGGCGGTAATATCAATGCCCCCTTGTGAAATAGAAAAACTGTCGCGCCCGCTTCGGTAGAGTTCTCCTAAGTCAAAAATATCGCGAGGGCTGCTAACAGTTTCTCCATTTTTCCTTTCAGTTTCTCCGTCATAAGGCCATTTTTCTTCAAGAAATTGGTCACGGAAGTAATCATTCACGTCAAAACGCGTCCAAGTCTCAAAGGCTTTTACGAGCTTTGCCTCTAAGCTTTTTGCATTGACGATGGCCCCTCCAACGATAGTTGCGCTCATGATGCAATAAGAGGACGAAGAACAAGATCAGGAATCAAAAAGCGAGAACGCTCGTAAGCAATATCATCACCCGGAAAATATCTTTGCGTGGCATCAGGAAATCGCCGCACCATTCTGTCCATTGCCAAAGCAAGCGTATTGGAGCTTGGCGTGTATTGCACCATTATCACTTCCCATACCTGCGTAACTTTTACAGTGCCTCCCAATGGAGATGCAGGCGTAAGCTGTGGAAACTCCCTCATTGTCACCTCCAGCCCTTTCACCTTCCATTCTTTGGGCACACTTTGCCTGCCCACTACATACACTGCAGGAATCGTCGCGGCATTGGGTAGCGTATAAGTGCCAATCAGATTGGGCGATGCAGAAAGCAGCTCGGTGATAGTCTCACGCAGTTGAGAAATGTTCATTAAAAAAAGCCTGCCCCGTAGGGACAGGCTAGCGAAAACAATGGAAAAGAATCAGGAGTTAGGAGCGCTCGGGATGAGGCTGCCAGTATTCTCAGCATTCTGGTGAATGCCGATGCGGCCACGGCTGGTCAGATCAAAAGTCACTTCCACGAGGTTGTCAGCAGGATAGCTCTCGTTATAGTTCATCACGCATGCAACAAATGCCACGCGATCATAGTAGTAAGTGGTACCAGAAGCTCCGAGCTGCTTATTAATTTCCACGTACACTTCGTGGTTCTTGTTGTAACGGCTTTCGCTAACCACTTGGAAAGCTTCGTCAAAGCTGTTGGGCAGGAACACAGTACCATCAACATCCTTCTGAAAATAAGACGTGATGGAGGCAGTAGCTTGGCTGGTAACAATCACGCTATCAGCGAAACCGCCGCCACCCAGCAGATAAAATTCTTGGTTGCCATCATTGAAGGCAACAGAAGCAGTTGTAGCCGCCTGCAGAGTGTAGAGAGTGGGGGCGCCGCTTACGGTGAAGGTAGCGCCAGATTGAGTGATAACGGGACGAGCAGTGCCAGCAATAGAGCCCACGCGGACAATCACGTCCTGGCTCTTCACTAGCTCAGTGGGATGGTAGAGCATGAGAAATTCCTCGATGGAAAGAAGAGAGTTAAGCGTTGTCCACGCTTCCTTTGCCAATCAGTCTAAAAATGCCCCTGATCGGCGTACCTAAAAACTGCCAATAGTGAATAGCAATTTGTTCGTTAGGCAACAGTTCAAATCTTCCTTCTCTTCCATTGATGGTGGCTTTTGCACTATCGCCAACAGTTACGCCAGACAGCGTAAGGGGACTGGTCATCCTGCCTTCCATGTAGACGGCAGTCAGATCAGCCCCCAACAGTTGGTCGTAACGAGGATTGGCTTTTTGCTTCAATGTGGCATAAAACGTAACTCCCGTGCTAACGGGCACGTAATTACCAGTTTCAGCATCAAGCGCATAGCCTGAAGCCACGTGAAATACCAGAGTGGCATTAGCAAGTGGCTCCAGAAAGTTACTCACACGACAAACCCAACAGAAGAAAGAGGAAGATTGTTGGTCATTCGTTTAAACTCCTGACCATATTGAGTAGCATCAAGCCCCTCGCCATATACTTTGCCGTCAGTGGCACCAATTTGAATGCCCATTTGAGCAAGCTGAATGGCAATGATATGAGCAGCAAGGAACTTTACAGCCCTATCAGTTTGATCCCCAAACACATCGCTAGAGGCATCGTAAGAAGCCTCTGCAATGGCGCCATTGACGATGCCAGAAGGATGCGGGCTGAATTCAGGAAAGCGCTCAAGAAAGCTTGCATAAGAAACTGCCATAATCAGGCCTTCCCAATACGAATGGCTTCCGTGCGCTTTGCAATGGCATTCCTCACGCGAACGCGGCCTTCAATTTTCTTCCAATCAGCAAGACGATCTGCATCATGGATGAGTTCGATGGCACGAATGGCTTGCGTGAGAGGAAGTTCGCTAAGGCTTTGAACATTTTCAGGCAGGTCTTCTACCATCACTTGTTCTTTCATTTCTTCAATGGCGCCAATAGCAAGAAGCTTCTTGACCGTACCATTTTCCTTCGCCTCCTTCCATTTCTCATCAGGAATTTCCTGATTAAGACCAGGCGTCAGTTGAATGAGCCCGCTCTTGGTAATAATGCCAAACCCTGCATCACGAGGGGGATTTTCAAGTTCGGGACGATAAGCAATCAGCATTGTTCAAGAAAAACAATTGCTAATAGCTTAACGCCCCTCTTCTTGATTAACTATCCTCAGGCAGAGGCCTGCACATAGATCATGCTCTTGGGATAGTACAGAGCAACGCCACCCACACGGGCATGGGCAGGAACGATGAATTCCAGACCACGCTGTTGAGGCGGGAACAGCTCGAGAGGCTGAGGGATGTGCAGTTGCACTTTCTCAGGATCACGCTTGTACACAACCATACGGTCAGTGTTCAGCACGCTGTTGTCGGCTTCCAACTGGTTGATGGGCTCAACGTTACGAATGTAGGGGTTGGTACGCAGGAAATACTCAAGCACAGTCACGTCCGAGCTGTCGGAGTTACGAGTGGTGCTGATCTTGTTGTAGTCCGCGTAGGACAGCAGAATGGTATCGGGCTGTTCCTTCATCTTGGAGCCGTTGATGATGGCAGTCACGCCATAGTTCAGCAGTTCCAGCATTTCCTGGGCAGTGGTACCAGTAGTGGTGAACCACTTGTCAGCAGCAACCACGTCCACGGTGGAGTTGTTGAAGAAACCAGCCAAGCCCACAGAGCTTTCGCCGAAGAAAGCAAGGCTTTCCACTTTCTCTTCATAGGCACGACGCACAGCAGCAGCGCGACGCTGCTCCAGAGCGATGTTGGCCATTTGAGCAGCACGCAGTTCCTGCACGGTGTAACCGAAGCTGCCACCGAAGGAACGAATGTTGATGCTCTTTTCCACTTGGCTGATGTCAGCGCGGGGCAGATCATCAGCAGCGTCCGCAATCAGACGGAACTCACCAGTGGAGTCCATGATGCGATAGGTGAAGGTCTGGGCGCCAGGACCAGCTTCAGCAGTGACGGGCAGAACAGTGGGATATTTAATATCCGCATACTGCACTTCAAAAACTTGGGGGCGAATGTACTCAAGCTGACGCTCAAGGAACAGGCCCGCATCATCCATACGGAATTCAGACATTGTTAAGAGCCTCCTATCAAGAATCAGCAGAGAGGGTGAAGCTCGGACCATTCAGCTCCAGAACAGCGAGACCGCTGCCAGTGGTGGAGGTGAGGAAACGAGCGTTAGCGAGGCGCACAGTTTTGCCCGATGCAAAAGCATGGGAGAACTGACCAGCCTTGCCAGTGCCACTAGCGGAATACAGCACACGCACGGGCGATGCGGGAGTAACAGCGCCGGTCACGTAGACGGCCACTGCACCTTCGTTAGCCACGTTCATGGCTTGCTGATTCTTCACACCAGGACGGCTGTTGCTGTCGAGGGCAGTTTCATCAACGTAGGTGAGGACGTTAACGCCCAGCACAGTGTCAGAAGCGCCAGAAATGGTAGTGGCGGAATTAGCGATGGTACCAGCAGTGTTATACACAGCCAGATTACCAAAGGGAACAACAGCGCCAGTCTCGTTGACGTAGGTGCCGATGGTGTTGTCGCGGATGTCAGACAGTTGACCTTCCAGCAGTGCAGCATGCGCGAGGCTGTAAGCCTGTTGCACGCCACCAGCGGAGGCGGTGCCCGAAGCAGAGAAAGTTACGGCCATAATTACTTAGCCTCCTTAGAGATGGAAAGGGGCTTCTTCCAAGCATTCTGCAGCATGTCCATGTAGGACGAAGGAGCAGAAACGGGAGAAGCAATGGAAGCTACGGCTTTGCGCAGCTCATCAGTGGTAACAGAATCTTTGCGACCCTCAGAGAGAGTGTCAAACATTGCTTGCACGTAGTCGTCGCTCTTCTCAGAAAGATCAAGCTCATCACCACGCACTGCCTTGATGGAGTCAACCATCACTTCGCGAGCAGTTTTGCCAGCGAAAGCATAAGCTGCATCGAGCACAGGCTTGGCTTTTTCAATGAGAGCAACGCGCTCTTCCACCATGGAATCAAGATTGATTTCCTTGGCAGCAGCGAGTTCAGCGGAAAGCTCTTCCACTTGCTCAGCCAGAGCATCAGCGCGACCCTCAGCGGAATCACACTTGCCCTTCATTTCTTTTTCCATGGCGTCCATTTCTTCCTTCATTTTGGAAGCTTCGGACATCATGCCGTCATACTTTTTCTTCATGTCCTCGTAGGACATTTTGGCGTCTTCCCGTTCTTTGGTAATCGCCAGAGCTACGCTCTCGCTCACCTCGAACTCGGCGCCATCAAAATTGACCTTAGCAGTCATAGATGGATCCTCATTATTGGGGATTAAAGATGGATCAGCGGCATCTTGGCGATCAAGATGAAGCTTCACTTGCGGGCCAGCGCGGCCACGACGAACAACAGCGATGTGATTACCAAGGATTTCCTTTTGGATGCCATCGTAATGTTCACCGCCATCAGTAACGCCAGGCGTAGGATCATAATTAACCCTATAGCCAGCGCTTACCTCACGAGCATCGCCACGCATGATGCGCTCAATGGTGTCTTGATCAGTGATTGTCATCACAGCCTTGACAAAACCATTGTCGTACACCACTTCAGTGCCGCTAAATCCTACTTGGTAGTCTTTAGTATTTTCGGCATCAAGAAGGACGGGGGGATGCTCAGAAGTGATTGCCTTGCCCGCAAAGGAAGCAAGACTATCGGGAGAAGCCACTTCTGTTTCAGGCCTGTATTCGCGACGCACGGAGCCATCAGCATCTGTGTAGAGCTGAATACCAGTGCGAGCAATCGAGGCCCAAGCCCGAAGATAGCCTTCAGGCGTCACCTCATATTTCTCAATGGGAGAGAAATCGTAGCGACAAGATGTGGTGCTCATATAATCACTTTACCAATAATTATAGTTTACAATTGAAACGGCTATTCAGGACTGAATAAAAAATGTGGCTGCTTAAGAAAAGCGACGTGGATGTGCTTAAGATGCCTCATCAGCAGGCTCGTCTTCTCATTGCTTCTCGCATTAAAGAAGCCCGCCTTAATAGCGGGCTTTCTCAAAAGGACGTAGCTCAAGCTTTACATACAAGCCAAAGCTCTTATTCACGAATGGAACGCGCTGAACTGGCTCCAGATTGCGTGCAAATTCGCACTCTCAGTGGTCTCTATGGAATAAGCGTATTGTGGCTGATGGGCTACCCCTCGTTTATTCTCAACACGCGAAGAGATTAATCCTCGTCGCCGTCATCATCACGAAGGTCGCGAAGTTGATCTTCAATGCCCTCCATAATGTATGACTTTGCCATTGCCTCAATTTCAAACGTAAGAAACTTAGTCGGATCAAAATGAGGGTCGGGCTTTTCGTAGACGCTCATCACATAGATGTGCGTCTCGTCTAGCCGGCCATTCTTGAAGCATTGCTTCTCCACTAGTTCCCATCGCGAAGTATTGCGGTGTTCGTTAGCAGAAAGAATGGCTAAAGCCTGCATCACGCCAATACCTTCATCTTCTTGCTCGATGACGCGCACGTATTCGCTCATTGGCTTGTATTACGACTTTCTACCATCTTAATGATGCGTTTAGCCCATGCCCTCCCGGCATCTCCTCCCCATAGCAACCAAGCAATATATCCAGCGTCGTTTTCCCCGCCGCTTTTATTCTTCTCATGACGAGAAAAGAATGCAGACATACGTTTGATTGTGGCATAGCTGATCTTGCTGCCACCAGCCAAATCACCAGCTCTAGCAACGCCACTGCCAATGCTCTGTTTACCAGCTTCCTGCGTTGTTAAGCCGCCTTTGCCATGCTTCTTGCGCAGTTCTAGTCCTCGACGGGCAGCACTTCGCACAGCAGCAGGAGGGGAGAAACTCTCAGCGTCTCCCCTCAGCGCTTTTTTCCGCAGCTCCCATCCATTTCCTCTTCTTCCTCTTCCTCTTCGCCAATCATCTCCTTAAAGAATCCCATGTAGTATTCATCGCTCATGTCTTCTTTCGGTTTGCGCGTCATGCCAGCTTCAGACAAGGCAATTGCTAGTGCCTGCTTCGGGCTCTTCACCGCCTCGCCACTGCTGCTCTTTAGCTTGCCACTTTTGTATTCGCGCATCACCTTGGCAATTTTTACCTGCTTTTCCTTCTTGGTCATAACGCTAAATGCTTTCCTTAAGCATAATCAATGGATGAATCCTATAGGAGCAGTGGCAATGTTCATGCCAGGGAAAAGCTTGTCGCGATACAAAACCATGCCAGTAATGAGACGTTCGGCAATGAAGGCCAACGCTCGCTTGTCATAGCCTCCAATGCGAAGAAACTGCTCTTCGTGCTTATGCCAAATGGGAGCAAGCGCGACAAACAATGCGCTCATGAATTGTTTGTATTGCACGTTGGCTCCCCTGGCCATATTGCAGCCAATAAAGCTATTTTGCTTCCAAATGGCATCAATTTCTTCACGAGAGAAAATCCAACTCCCAGAATCGGCAAGCTCTCTAGTTATTGCAGGAGCATCAAAGGCAGAATGTCCACCATAAAACTGCTGCTCCAGCGTGCAATTGAACAGTGCAGGCTCGGGAAAATACAACGTATTTTCGTCATACCATTGATCATTTGGCTCTAACCAATTACGCCTGTATTGCGCATTGCCAATGTTTTTCTCATTCGCATTGAGAATCATCCAAGAAATACAAGACAGCTCTCCCCAGCGACTATTAAGCCGCGAAAGGGAAGCATTCTCATCATCGAACACATAGCCCTGTAAACGAAGCGCTTCACGCTCTTCGCTTGACAAAACATGCGCCCCTCCCATGATGGGAACAATGGAAGAGCGAGCTTCGTAGCGCACTTTCTCGCCTGGAATGCAAACGGCATAAATAGTGCAATCAGACGGTTGCATACACTTTCCTCGCAGACCAAAGCTCGTTGTAATTATTCACGCCTTTAGCGCCAAGACCAGTCAAGTCGCCACCTCCTGCAGGCTTGCTCCAGGCCATGATCGTACCATCAGGCAGCACAAAAGCTCTATTCTTCTGGTCGTATGTTGGCGTTAGCTCAAGATAATCTCCATAGACGAAATTGGCTTGACTTCCGTTGAAAGCAAGCGCCTTGCCCAGTAACGTAGGACCAGTAGGGCACAATGGCGTGATTCCATAGTATTGATTTTGGCAATTGGCCACAATCATTTCAATGGCCATTTGCAGCGCTGCATTGTTTGGCTTTGAATAGAGAACGGTGGTAGCGCATGCCCAACTGGTATAGCTGAACCGTTGAATGTCACGAAAAGCCAAGAATTCAATGCGATCCCCAAGGTCCACTGCGTTGAAAGCTCTCACGCCAATATCGAAATACCAGCCGCCAAGTTTGTTTAACAAGCAAAACCGCCCAAGATCTGCTTTGTAAGAAAATGGCACCAGGCAATCATATGCCCACGCCACTTCTTCCCCATAGTTCTCCGCAATAAAAGCACGCAGTGAAGCGTCGCTGTAAATGACATGCTCCGCACTGGGGAAGCACGCATCAATGGTGCCAGTGGCGTGCTTAAGAAATGGACTCAGCTCTTCCGCTGGATCAGTGGAAAGAAAGATTTGTGAAATTTGCATGGTGATCAAACAATTTTGGCGGGAGTACCAAAGCCCTTAAATTCGGGCTCTGCAGGCTTGGTGGCGAGTGTTTCACTCACTGCATCTTTAAGCTGCTGTTGAATGTAGGGCCAAGTAAAAGGCTCTTCATGCAGACGGTTATAGCACCATTGCCCATGCTTCTTCAAAATGTCGCGATTCTCATAGTAATAAGTGAGAATATTGGCGGCACACTCAGGGTCTGGCAACAATCGCTCAAGTCCATAGTTCCTATCAGTCTCACTGGCGTTGCATTCAATGCGAGGCATCTCATCAAAAATTTCAGCCAAGCTCGTATGATCAGGAACCACTTGCGCCACGCCAGTGGCACCATGTTCCGAGTTGACCAAGCCCCACCCTTCGCCAATGCAAGTGTTAATGCCAATATCAGCAGCGTTATACACTTGATTGAGCTGTTCAATGGGGAGGCAATTGTCCACTGAATAATGCGGGCTTGTCAAGATAAGCTTGCCAGTGGCATCAAACCCTTCGTCACGCGCAACGCGCTTAAATAATGGAACCAACTCCCATCCCAAATCCTTGCTGCCCATATTGAGCCATAGCCGAGCATCGTCTTTGTCCTTGGCAAATTTGATGAATGCTTTAATGGTCAAGTCGATGCGCTTACGCGGCTGATTTCTATTGCCATTGAACACGACAAACACATCTTCTGGTACGCCAAGTTTCTTGCGGCATTCCTGCTTGTCGAGCGGGAAGAACTTCGTGAAATCAGTGCCATGGCCAATGATACGCACGGGCTTTGTATAGCCCATCAGTTCAAGCTCTTTCTTGGCAAATTCTGTGTAAGTGGCAAGGCCGTCCCACTCCATCATGGGCTTGGCCAGATCTGGGAACAAACCGTAGGAGTCAATGGGTGTGTAGACGAACCATTTGAAACCGAGCTGCTCCTTGAGGGGCTTCGCCTTTTCCCATAGTTGCAATGCAATCCAAATATCGTTTGTCACCCACACAAGATCGGGCTTAAAAGCTTGAATAACTCCAGTGATGCGATGGGAACCGAATGGGTCGGAGCCATGAAGCATGGCTGGATAAACCGTATAGTTCTTTGCTTCTGGATGTGGGTCTCCATGAAAGTTGACCGCCAAAACCGCCACTTCATGCTCTTCTGCCAGTGCGGGCAGCAAATATTGAGCCACTCTCCCAAAACCAGTTTCTACAAAAGCATCGCCACAGTACAGAATACGAGCCATGATCTCCTCTAAATCTTCGTCATCTTAAGGGCCTTTTATACTGACGGCAAAAGGAGGCTAGATGATTCTTCCAGAAGGCTCAATCCGCTTTTGCATTAGTACGTGCAAGAAGTTTGCTCCGCACACAATTCCCGTCATTATTCCTAGCTTGCTTGCTGCTGGACTAAAGCCAGAGGAGATTTTGATTGTCAATGGTGGGCAAACCGTCAGGGCTTTCACCAGCTACAAAGACGTGCCAATGCTGCTGACGCAGCAAAATTCCTTTGAATACACGCCGCTCATTGAAATTGTTGAGCATTCGATGGAGAGTCCATATTGGTTCCTCCTGCACGACACTTGCATTGCAGGCCCCACTTTCAGACAGCTCGCTTACGAACCTCCAGTGAAAGCGCCAGAAAAGGTGGCAATGAAACACACGCCCTCCATGAGCATCGGTCTTTACCGCCACGACTACCTCATGGCCCACAAGGAGCGCTTGGTGGCCATTAAGAACACAGACAGCTCACCAGATGCGCTGCAGCAATGGAAGCAATGGGGCGTACCGAACGAAGACTATATGCTCTGGAAACTCCAGGACGTGCCTTGCCATATTTACCACCCCGATAAGCATGGTCCTGATGAATGGAATTATCAAGGGCATGCCGATCCATATGGCACTGGCATGCAGCGTCGCATTGAATATTTCCCTCAACTGCACCTTGCTAAAGCCAAAAGCAATTGGCAGGGCGTTCAACCCCACCTCTGCATTGACATCTGATGAAGCGCTTGGCAATTATTGGCGGAGGCTGGGTGGGATGCCATTTGGCAATGAAATTCCGCGATGAGATGGAAGTGACGCTGTATGAAAAGAATCATACACTCATTTCAGAAACGTCTTTTATCAATCAAAACCGTTTGCATTATGGCTATCACTATGCCAGAAATGCCGCCACTCGTCGCTTGTGTGCTACCACTTTTGTGCGCTTTATGGAGGACTACGGCGATCTTGTTTATGACGTAGAGAATAATTACTACGCCGTATCAGAAGACGAAAGTCTTCTTGACGCTGAAACCATTTCAATTATTTTCGGGAATGGCCCGCATCGCTCTCTGGATCCACAAGTTTTTAACCACACATCGCTTTTGTTAAATACGCCTGAAAAGCGCATTGATGCCATCGGAGCGAGCCTGTACTTTCAATGGCGCCTAGAGCCACTGGTTAAAAAGGAAAAGATTCAACGATGCAATCTGCAAGCGCTAAAGCAAGATTACGATTTTGTTTTTGATTGCACCAACAACTCTCTTCTGGAGCCCTTGCCTTCTCAATTCTTTGAGGCAGTGGCCATGTTTATTTATCGCCCCAAGAAAGCTCTTCCATTCGGCGCTCTCACTTACATTGATGGCGAATTGTTCTCCATCTATCCATACAACGACAGATGCTTCTCACTGAGTCACGTGAGGCATGGAATTATGCTTGGCAATTCGCTTGACGATGCGGACAATGCAAGACGCAAGATTGAGCAGCACGTAGAGCGCTACTGGCCTGACTTTGCTGATAGCTTTGACTATCTATTCCCAACGTTTTCTATCAAAGCAAAAACCAAAGACAGCAGTGCTAATCGCACTCCGCTAATGCGCCAAGAAGACAATTTGTTTTCTTTCTTCACTGGCAAAATCCAGGGCATCTATGCCATCGAGCAAATGGCAAGGCAAATTATCGCTCAGCCATAAAGCTGTCTAAATAAAGGATATTCACGATGATGCTTAGAGGCATTGGCTAGTTCGCGAGTGATGCCATATTGATATGAACTTGCATTGAGAAGAAGCTTAATTTGTTTATGCTCATATTGATTAAGGATGGGACCATTGTCAGTGTCGCTGATATGCACATGAGCAATGAAGCGGAAATAATGCTTGATAATTTTTGTGGGGCTATCTCCCTGAAGCCAAGCATTATTAGTGTCGAGCATCGTCTTTACATTGCGCAGATCATAGAAATCAATGTGATTGACAATTTCTTCGACTGTATAGAAATACTTTCCACCAAATGCTTTAGCAATGGGTTCAATGCAGAGGATGGCGTCGTTTGCTTCCAGGATTGAATCCATACGCTTGAGAGTTTCCATCAGGCTTGACGGGCTCCCCCTGCGCAATGCAGGGCTGCCAAGCACAAAGCGTTTGATGCCCATTAACGAACCTAGCCTCACCACTCGCAACAAATGCTCTTGAGTGGCAGCAGTGTCTTCAAAGCTTTGCACCGCACTGTCATAAAATAATGCTTGAGCTGAATATGCCCAGAGTCCATAATCCTCTCTGTAGCGTTTTGCGATGTCGCCAAAGTCTTCATTTCTGGCGAAGATGCGAGACGGTACTAGCTCAATGAAATTGAAAGCGCCAGCATTGGCGCTTAAGATTTCATGCTCCTCTTCGTCCTTCCAGCCAATGGCACTAATTCCAAGCATCAATCAAAGCTCCCATCTTCTTCATTGTTTCTTCTTTGCTAGCAGAATATGGAGCGTAATTGTATTCAACACGCTTGCCACAATCAACTATTTCCCTTGCCCATGGGAACCATTTGTCAATAATTTCTAAGGTTTCAACAGGCTCAGGAAACCACTGATGCTCTTCTCCTTTTCTGCAGGCTTCAGTGTCGGCCCATAGATCATTTAAATCGTACCATTGATAAGCTGAATTTGCGTTAATCTTCTCTACGTTATTTTTGTTGAGAAGATCAAACAGCACGTTCTTTTTAATGCGCCGATGGAATAATGCAGGAAGGCGAATAATGGTGATAATTGATTCAGGGAAAGTGCCCCTGACTAGTATTTCAAAAATATAACGAACAGAGCCATAGTCAATCCCGTGAATTTCAGGGAAGTTTTGCACATATTTGCAAGTTTGGCTGTAAATATCAATGGTGGAATAGAGAATAATTTCCCTCGGTTTCCATAGTCTTATTTTTGTAACGACGTGATACATATTGTTGAAGTCATCCATAGGGGCTTGGTTTGCCTTCCATTTTTCCGCCGGCAAACAAGCCAAGTAAAGCTTGTCAACATCTTCCTTTATCAATGGTGCAAGGTGAATGTTCTCGGAATTAAAGCGGCAATCAAACTCGTGATATTCACGAAGCACGCTGCCAATCAAGCCCGTGCTTCCAACCAAAACGTCCATGTTCAAACGGCCACGACTGGCGCTTGTTGACGCATGTATTGTACGCGGCATCTGCAATTAGAAAGGCACGCACATCGCTGTCCTGGCATTGGCAAGCTTCCTATGGGAACAACGCCCCTCGCGGCAAAGCGCACGCAATCCTCACAATGCTTTGCCTGTGGATCAAGGATGCGTCGCATCAAGCTATAACCTTGTCGCTCTTGTCGAATTGCACTGCCTTCCCAGTAAGAGCCTCGCACAGCTTGAGAATACATGCCGATACGAGCAATAGCCATGGGAGCAGAAATGCTCCCAGCCAGAAGATCGCGAGCAAAACCCTCCAGGTAACGGTATTCCGCACGAAGCCTTTGGCCAATGCGGCCCCAATCTGAAGCCTGCATATTATCCCTGCCACCATTGCCAATGATTGCTGCTTGTACATGCGCAAGCTTAAGCGCTTCCCTTACGCTTTCTTGCCATTGAACCAAGCCAATAGAGCCGTCATCAAGCATGTTTGTAAGACGACGCAGCAAAGTGCCAAGCTTGTTAATTCGACCATCAAACAAAGCTTCAACGGCAGACTGACTAAGGAAGCGTCCGTTACTTCCGCGATAACGGCCAGTAACGGGGTCGTAGCGCCATGAGGATTCATCAAGACGCAGTTCAAGAGCGGCAGCGAACGTTGATAAATCATTCAGGCCTTGCATCTTCAGCCTCCAGAATATCCTTGAAACGATCAGGAGCTTCCTCCTTCCATTGATTCAATGCAGCGTCAATGTCTTCTGGACTAATCAGCGATGCTTCGTCCACGTCAGAAAGGATGAGACCTTCCACTTTCATGGGCTCAAGCGCATCAACTTTGCTGCTCACATTTTTGGCTGGTCCTTTGCGCTCTGGATTGGGATCTGCCTTACGCTTGCGAGCAACAATTGTTTGCCGCTCTTCTTTGCTCATAGCTTGAGCCTTGGCCTGAGGAAGGCATTTAGGCTTGCCTTCTTTCTCTTCACGAGCGCCACATGGGCCAAGGATTTCGCCATTGGCACCAATTCTCACCCATTTTTCCTTGAACCACTTATCAAGATCATCAGCATGAAGCTCTTGCTCGTCGTTCTTAAAGGCTCCGCTCAATGAACCGTGCTTCTTCTTGTACATTTGCTTGTACTGTTGCACGACGTAGCCGCTGGCATAAGCAGACGGCCACACCTTGAACTTGGCCTTGGCAGCACTCACTGCTCGTGAATGCAATGCTTCGTCAGTAAATTTTACGTCGCCACGCACTTTCTCAAGATCGCCAGGCAAATAAAGGCCTGCGGCGTCTTCTCGGCTGTCCTCTACTTCCCTGCTCCCGTCCATGGGAAGCGTGCCATTCTCCTCATTCATGGGATCGCGGCCACCAGGAGGCACTGCCATCTTTCCAGAACCACCCCCATCCTGAGTGGAACCACCCCCGGCTTGAGTGGGAAGTTCCCGCACTACGGACGGGTCAAGCGTAAGCTCCATGCTCCATTCGGAACCGCCATAGCGAGCATCTGCCACCTCCTTCGGACTCAGCACGCCTAGCTGAATGTAGCGGCCATCCACAGCCGCCACACGCGCCCGCACGTCCGCCATTTCGCGCTCATTAAGCTCAAACAATGGATTAAAGGAGATGCGCCATGATTCGGGCAGTTCTCCTTTCGTCGGCCCTTCTTTGCTCAGCATGATGTATTCAAGCAGCTTCTTCATCGGGCGCTTGAAATGAACGCTTTGATAATCAGCCAGCGTCTTTGCAAAATCACGCTCTTCACTGCGACCAGTGGAACCAAGTCCGCCAGGGCTTTCACCAAACAAAACAGTGTGAGGAATCTTGCTGGCGCCAATAATATCAACGCGCAGCTTCTCCAAGATTTCTCCAATGCCACCAAAGTTGCGACTAATGAATTCAAGCTCTTCTTTCTCCGCATCAATCGCATAGCCGCGATAAATGCTCTTGCTCATATCATTCACTTGCAGGCGGTCACGGATGGAGCTTTCCTTGCCAGCAGCAAGCATTGCCGCAAGTCCCCTCACTTTGTGAACAAAAATATCAAACTCCGTGAGAAGCGTGGCTGCTGAATTCAAGCCAGTCCAATAATGCCGAAAACTGTCATAAACAGTTTGCAAACTGCTCATACCCCACCCATAGTTCCTTTGCCTCACGCGATAGGGCAGCCAGTCTCCGTCAAAACGAAGAATCCTATCTTTGTGAATATAAGCGAGTTGTGGCTGGTTAATTAAATCACCAGAGATGATCTGATAATAATTGGCTTTTGAATAGTCGTAGAGGTTTTCTTCGTTGATAACTGGTGCAATTTGCCATCTATCAAGACATTCAATTTCTTCAACGCGACGGATGTTACGTTTATCGACAGGCATGTAAGCGGGACGCCCATCGTCAATAAAAAGAAGTAGACAAGCACCCCCGTAAAGGCGGGAGTTTTTGGCTGCGAGGTTGAGGTGTTCAAGGATGTATAAGTCTTCAATTACTTGCTCAATGCCTTGCACTTCTTCGGCTCTAACGCCTTCTCCGCCAAACAATACTTTGAAGCCTTTGCGAGTGGCTTGATCAGCATAAATGTCAACAATACGACGAGGAAGCCATTCCCCATAAAGATTTTCTAGTTCTTCTTGCGCAAGAAAAACAGTGGCTGTAGTTTTAGTATATTGCCCTTTATCACGGCCAGTGCCCATGCCGATGAGCACGTTTTGAAGACCATCAGCTCGCACGCCGCCACTGCCAACGTGGCCGAGATCAATTGCTTCGCCTTCCATAAGCTTCCTTTATGGCCATGGTGTATTGCTTTTATTCTAGAAGCTGGCTACATTGGCACGTAGCTCATGCACACTATGGCCAGCTTTGGTATTGTTTTCCATTTCAGCGAAGAAGACAAGGAGCTTGTACGGACGGAAGCGGTACGCAGGCAGCGTTTTAACGAGAAAAAGGGCTTAAAAGGACGCAATGGAGGGCCAGAACAGGGGGAGAAAGCTCTTTTCATTCACAAGCTTGGCGCCGCTGGCGAGCTAGCAGTGGCAGATTATCTCCATCTACGGGAGTTTCTCTACCAAGAAACAGAAGCAAAGCGAGGGTCTTTTGACCTGCCTCCCAACATTGATGTGAAGACGCGCTCGCGCCATGACTACGATCTCATTTGTCAATTGGACGAGAAGCCTGGAAAAACCTTAGTGTTGGTTACAATTCAAAACAAAATCACTCTTCTCCATGGATGGATAAAGAGTGAAGATGCAATGCAGGAACGATGGAAGAAGGATCCCGCCCATGGCAGACCAGCTTATTTTGTCCCCTCTTCTGAATTGCATTCCCTTGTAGACTTGCGCCATGCTGAAATGTTCTGACTTCTCCAAACACGCCCTAAAGCTGGATCTCTATCCTCGGCAGGCGAAGATTCTCGATAATTTCTTTCAACCAGATAAGAGCCATGCAGTGTGGGCGCTTGGGCGAAGATCAGGCAAAACTGTCATGGCAGCAGTAGCTTGCGTGTATATGTGCTTTGTCTTGGAAGATGAATATCGTAGGCGCGTAAGGAAAGGAGAGAAATGGTACATCGTGACGGTGGCAAACAGTCAAGATCAGGCTCGCATTGCCCTCAATAACATTCGCCAGCTCATTCTTGATAGCCCCTTTGCTCAAGAGATTGTCCGCGAAACTGCCGACATTATTGAACTAAGCAACAATTGCGTGTTTAAGGCTATTCCCACTTCGGGAAGAGCTGCTCGTGGTCTTGCTTGTGCAGGAGCCGTGTTTGACGAACTTGCATTTGCCACTGAAGGCGATGCGAATAGTGGTGGCCGTGGCATTTATGACGCACTTTCTCCTGCCATTGCCCAGTTCGGAGGGAAAGGGCGCATCCTTGAACTTTCCTCTCCATGGTTAACAGACGGCATCTTCTATCAACATTTCAAAGAAGCAAGCTCAGGCCGTTTTCCTTTTATGCAAGCAGTGAATCTCCCAACGTGGGAGATGAACCCAAGCATTTCGCAAGAGTTTCTTGATACAGAGAGACAGCGCGACCCTGAGAAGTTTAAAGTTGAATATGGCGCTCAGTTCGCTAGTAATCTTTCTGCCCTTGTGGCCAGTGATGTAATTGATGCTTGTGTTGATGATCGCCGTGCAGCACTGCCTCCTCGCCCCGAATTCCAAGGTGCTTATGTACTTGCCCTTGACCCCGCCCGTGGTGGCGTTGGCCGTGACGACTACACTGCTTGTATTGTTCACTATGAGAACGGCACGCTAGTCGTAGACAAGTTTCATTCTTTCGTGGCTGATTTTGAAATCAATGGAAGAATGGAAGTAAATATTAATGCAGTGGAAGATTGGATTAAGGAACAGCATCGTCTGTACGTCTTCGACACCATTGTGATGGACCAGTTCAACAGCGCTGGCACCATTCAAAGCCTTGCCAGCGACCTTCCCATCACGGAACTCACTTGGACTGTTAGCTCCAAGATGAAAGCATTCAGCAAGATGCGAGAGTTGTTTAATGCAGGGCAGATCAATGTCTATCGCCATGAGAAAGCAATCATGCAATTAAAGAATCTCACTGTCATCTATAAGCCCAGCGGACAATGGAGTGTAACTGGTGGCAAGGCATCAGGAATTGACGACTTGGCCTTTGCAATGGCAGGTGCAATTCTTGCTGCAAGTAAAGACGACGACATCGGATGGATTGAAAGCCTAATCTCCTAGTATGATTTTCAAACAATAGTTCTCTCATAACGCGATGAGCTGTAATTTAACTATGCAAGAGACTCAGTTTCTTGTTGCACTATTAATGAATGGCACCACTAGCAAGCAAACTTGCCTTCAGCTTCTTGCTGCCGAGCACCTCTATATTCCCACGCTCCTGCCCAAACTCAAGGCTCATGCAAAGCAGCTAAGACAAGCTGAGCTTGCTGCCCTGGAAAGCGATGGGGGAGAAGAAGATGACTATTGCCGAGACCGCAGCTTTCCCGAAGAGCAATCCTTAAGAGAATATGACGCCTAAACCTAGGCATGTTATGATTTCAAAGCTTTCGCGAAGCACGCTGGCCAGCGTTGGATCAACAAGGAGCAATGGTTTCAGGCGCCATTGTTCTGTATCAGGGGAAGAGGGGAGCAGGCCGACCTGCTCTGAAATGTCGTACAAAGCGGATTGAAGCCCCGCTCGACGCCCTCAACTTCCTCTAGCCTCCCCTTTGCTACACTGATGGTACGTTCACCCCGCAAGGGGCGCATGACCTGCTGGGCCACGGAACGGGGGCCTGCATCATCGGGAACCATCATGAACCCTCTTGCTTTGATTAAAGAGCAGATTGAAAAAGCTGCTCGTCTACGTGCTGCGCAACACGCATCGCTTGTCTATCGCGGCGTCGCCTACGTGCCCAAGCCTCATTGGTTTTGACAAATCTCTGGCTTTAGGCTTTAATACGGGGGCGCGAGCCCCCTTTCCTTTTCTCACCATGGCAAGAAAATTTCGTCCGCTACAACCGCGAAAACGTGGAGGCAAAATGTCAATGTTGCGTCAATGCTCGCGCAACTCTCGCAAAACACAAAAGCAACAAAAAGGCAAAACAGATGGAGGAGGCGGAAGCCTTGTTCTTCTAGCCTTGCTTTTTGGACTTTCTTGAGGGAGTTTAAGCTCCTTTTTTTATTACCTGAACGCAACTAGATGGTTGCCTATCGTCCCAGTGGCGCCAAGCATTTGCCACAATCGCCACGTTTGTGATTAAATATGAGGCAAAAATAAATGTGCGAACAAGAGCTACTCTGTCGGCTTCTTTATGACAACTGCTCTCCTTTGCTCCCAATGCCTTCGCCCAAATTCGCCACGCCTTGTTCTTCTTGCTCATAAATCCAAGCCTTCAGCTCTCTGACATACTGTCTAATGATGGCAGCTTTTTCAAGATGCCACTGGTCCATGGTGAGAAAATACTGGGCATTGTGCCAATCAATGGCTCGTAACGATTGATAAATAATGGGATTGAGCGGCTCACGCAGGGGAGTATTGAAAGTCCGGCGCTCTGTCATTGGAGGAGAAATAAAGCATCGCCTCGTCCCAATGAATGGGCGCGAAGTTGTGTTGTTCTACACAACAATTAAGATAGCGCCTATCCAAGCCTCCATCAGGAAGCCTTACGTTATGACTATGCAAATGCCCGTGAATATTTCCTTTAAATCTTTGTTCAAACAATTCTGGATGGAGAGGAATATGACTCAGCATAAATTCATGGTGATAAAAGCATCCACGAATGTCATCGAAATACTGAGCATAATCTTGTAGCTTGAAAATATCGTGATTACCTCTTACTAGCACTTTCCTTCCATTGAGCTGCTCTAAGACCTTTAAGCCACGGCGAGCGATTGCCACGTCACCAAGCACATAGATGCGATCCTTAGGCTTCACTCGTTTGTTCCATTGTTCCACCATGAAAGCATCACCCTCTTCTGCATTCTGAAATGGACGGACTTTCTCTCCATCTGACCGGAGAAAGCTATACATTTTCTCGTGGCAGAAATGATTGTCTGACGTGAGCCAGCAGTTAATCATTAGTTAAACTCCTCCACTACCTTGGTTTTTACCACGCCTTTCCTGTCAGCTTCTTGCAGCTCAAGACCACGCTTGAAAGCTTCTGCAAACGTACCAAACAATCCAGCGTATTCCCACCAAAACCACACCCTTTTCTCCACTTCAAAAATGGGCTTGCTTGGATCTGCAAAAGAAGGCTTCTCAACAATGCGATAGCGAGCCATAAGGCGCTGCCGGGAATCGAACCACGGAATTCTAGGCTATGTGCCTAACGTGTGCCAACACTTCAGGGCCAGGAGCCCCCTGTTTGAGCATCATCTCTAGAGACCATTTTGTTGGCGCCAACAAATTGGTCTCCGCCTGAGAGCTAAGCTTGGGGGCGAATCACGCAAACGCGGCGACCAGAAATTTCCAGTCCGTGCGCTGCTCTCCATTGACAGAGCAATGGAGGGAAGTG